GTACAAGCAGATCGAAGAGGCCCGGGTCGAGAAGGCCAACGCCCGGCGCGTGAAGCGCATCGCCGACTTGCGCTCCCAGGGCAAACCCATCCCCCGCCGCCTGCTGACGGAGATCAAGGCGAAGCCCGCCCCCACCCACCCGGCCCACAACGCGCAGGCCGTACCGCTCGGGCAGGTCAACCAGAAGGCTGACCTCGCCGGAGGGCAGGCACACACCGCCGGGCAGGCCGTCACCAAGGCGGCAGGCGTCCAGGTCAAGACGCCCCCGCCGCTACCGCTCGGGCCGAAGCAGAAGAAGCCGACCGTCGCCGGTCGCGGCCCCGCGTTCGTCATCACCCAGCCGAAGGTCACCGACACCTACAAGCTGGACAAGGCCGACAAGATCACCCCGCAGGAGTGGGCTGGCCTACCCGACGCCGACAAGACGACCATCCGCAACGAGCTGACCGCCATCAAGGCGCGCGGCTTCGGCCCGCAGCAGACCAAGGCCGAAGCCCTGCTGGCCAAGCTGCCCGCCCCGAGCGTTTCCGCCGCGCCCGGCGGTAAGGCGCCCGGCTCCCACCCCGTCCCGACGCCGGGCAAGGTCAGCCTCGGCCAGGCCGCCAAGACGCCGCAACTGCCCGCTCCGGCCCCCTCGCCCAGCAGGGGCACCCGCGATCAAAACGGCATCCTGAACAAGCCACTCCCTGGCGGCTCCGTCTCCTCGACCTCGGTGGGCCTGCCCAGCGGCTACCGGATCACCCGCGACAGCGCGGGCTACAGCCTCAAGCACAACGGGAAGCTGATCCGCACCAGCTCGACGCAGGCCGCCCTGGAGAAGTACGCCCACGACCATGCCAACACCCACGGCGGCAACGCTCTGCCCCCGACGGCGCCGCCACCACCGGCCGCCCCTGGCGCCCCGTCCGGCCCCACCCCGTCCGCTCCCCTCGCGCCGGGCACCGCCGCGCACGTCCAGCACGCCAACGCCGTAGCCAACCGCAGCGCCCCCAAGGCGCAGATGGCCAAGACCCACCTCGACGCGTACGGCAAGCTGTCCAAGGCCGAGTTCGACAGCCTCGCCCCGGCCGAGCAGAAGGCGATCCGCGACGACCTCGCCAACGCCAAGGCGAAGTTCCTCGACCCGAAGAAGCGGCAGGCCGCGACGGATCTCCTCGATCGTTTTGGATCAAGACACCCGGCCCCGGTCAGCCCGGCATCTCCCACCGCCAAGGGCTACAGCGACCCGATGAACGAAGCCGTCAAGGCGGCAGCCAGCGCCGCCCCCTCGGATGATGTGATCAAACGGGTCGGGCAGCTCAGCCATACTTCGATCGGCAGGCTCGACGCAGCCGACCGCCGGACCATCACCGCCCGGCTCGACTTCATCGCGAACCACAAGTCGTCCACCCCGCACACCGCCTTCCGCGCCGCCGCTCTGAAGAAGATGATCGACGCCGGGCCGCAGCCCGACAGCACCAAGCGCGACCACGAGCCGTCGCTGAACGAGCTGCACGCCGAGGCGCAGACCAGGGGCGCCAAGGACGCGGCGGCGCTGTCCGACGCCATCCGGTCGGCGAACCTCCTCACCATTCCGCGCGCCGACCGAGTCAAGGCGCTCTCCGCCCTGTCGAAGCCGCAGTTTGACGCCGCCAAGCCGGAGGAACAGCGCAAGATCACCGACGCGCTACAGGAGCTGCACAGCAGTGCGCCCGCCGACAAGGACGCCGAAGCGGCCATCACGAAGTACACCGGCCTGCACCCAGGCGTCCACCGGATGCGGCAGGCCGAGGCGGACTTCCGTGCGGGCAAGGTCGATGCCGACGCGCTGTGGTCGGAATTCCTGCACGCCCGGGTCCAGGCCCCGACGAAGTACGGCGACCCCACGTCCCCCGGCGCCGTCCTGGCGAAGGAAGCGCGTCGGGTCGCCGAGGACAACCCGACGCTGCCGCTCTGGCTGCGCGCCTCCATGATCGAAAGCCCGTACGGCGGCCCGCAGTACAACTCGATCCAGATGGCGCAAAACAAGCACAACTACGAGCCCGCCCCCCGGCTCACCTCATCCGACATCACGGCCATCTTCCGGGCCTCCGAAGCCGACCTGACCTCCTCCCACCCGATCCACGCCGAAGCCGTCAAAGCGCTGCGCCTGCACCTCATCGAAACGGGGCTACGCGGCGACCCGGGCGTGCCCACCGGCAGCCCCTGGTCGCTGGCCACCCGCAACCACGTGGTGGACAACCTCCTGCACATCTCCAGCAGCGACGTCGAAGTGCCGCAGGAACGCCTCGACGAGTTCAACGCGCTGTCCGACGCCGCGAAGATGAACGTCCGCAGGGCGCTCGCCGACCGGATCCTGTCGCAGGGCAACAATCACGCGAAGACCGGCACGCAGATCGCCCTGCGGCAGTTGCAGGGGCACCCGTTCACCGGGGCCCAGCTCGATGCTGCCCAGGCCGCCGCCAAGCCGTTCATTTCCACGGGGCTTGTCGACACCTACCGCAGGCTGGATCCGGCTGACTACCAGTCGCTACCCTCGTTCACCCAGGCCGCCATCACCTCCCATCTGGAGGAGGCGCAGGTCCGCGCCGAGCGTGGCGGGCCCGTCCTCACCTGGTCGCCGCAGGACAACCCGTTCAAGGTGATGCCCTCCACCCTGGTTGACCACCTCCAGGGGATGCGGACCTCCTACGCTGACCGCGATGTGCGGGCCGCTTCGGACATCGCCAACTTCGGAACGAAGATCATCAATCCGTTCGACCGTACCCGGGTGTACGCCGACGTACCGATCTCGAAATTCCGCACCATGAGCCAGGGCGACCAAGATCTGATTCACGCCGACCTGGACAAGATCGCACACGACGGGAGCCTTCCCCTCCCGATCCGATACAACGCGCTACGGACAAAAGACTTCAACCTCGGCGACGCCGCAGCTCAGCTCAACATCGACCAGATCGACGCCATCTCCCAGTCCGCTCCGGGCGGCGCCTTCAGCGACTTCGCCGTGGAGATGACACTCACCGACCTCCCCAAGGCCGACTTCGACTCCCTGGACAAGACGTACCGCGACGCCATCGACGAGCGGATCAAAGCGCTCCCCGGCGCATCTCAGCAGGCCCTGAACGCGAAGTTCCACCCGGCGGCCCCGGCTGCCAGCCCGTCCGGGTTCACGCCGACGACCGTGCAGGCGAACGTGCCGCCGCACGTGCAGGCCGCCCTGGACACCATCTACGGCGTCCACGCGTCCGGCAAGTCGCACACCATGGCCCACCAGCTCTCCACGTACGGTGCGCTGCGCGGCTCCGACTTCAGCGCGCTCAACGGCCAGGAGCAGGGCCACCTCCTCGGCGACCTGTCGTTCATCGCGACCACGGCGAAGGGGCCTTCCGCCGACAAGGCCCGCAAGCTGATCGACCGGTTCACCCCGGCCGGTACCCCGTCCGGCCAGGTCCCGACCGGCGCGATCATCCCCCCGGCCAATGCGGTCCCCGGCCAGGTCCGCTACGCCACCCCGCTCAAGGGCCTAGAGAAGGCCAAGGACAGCGGCCAGTCCGGCGACAGGTGGATCAGCCTCCCCGGCGGCGGCCGGGTCTGGGGGGCGCACGGCGCGGCCGGGCTGCTCCTCCAGCACACCGACCCGCAGACCGGCGAGAAGCGCTACCTGATGGTCCAGCGCGGCCCCGCCATCAGCGACCCCGGCAAGTGGACGTTCCCCGGCGGCGCCAGCGACTCGAAGGAAACCCCGCACCAGGGCGCCACCCGCGAGACGATCGAGGAGCTGGGCCTCAAGGACGACGTGTTCAAGGACGCCCTCGTGCACGGCGACCACACGTTCTCGGTCCCGGGCCACCCGTGGAAGTACACGACGGTGGCCGCCTCGGTCCCGACGATGATCAAGCCGGACCTGTCGACGGCCCACGCCCGCGCGGAGACCTCCGACGCGAAGTGGATGACCGAGGCCGAGATCAAGGCTCTCGACGCCAGCGGCAAGCTGCATCACCCCATCGCGGGCGGCAAGCTGGAAACGAACGTCATCTCCCTGTTCCCGCAGGGCGCCACGGGCACGACGCTGGGCCAGATCGCCCGGCCCGGCCCGGTCACCAAGCGGCTGGGGCGGCTCCGCATGCCGTCCGGCGGCCGTCAGGCACCCGCCACGTTCAACGCCTGGCCGCACGCCCACAAGCAGTCGAAGGGGAAGGATCTGATCCCCGACAAGGCCACGTTCGACGCCCAGCGGCAGACGATCAAGAACGACCGCAAGCTGTACGACGGCAAGACCGCCGACGGCCGGTTGGCCGCGATCGGCGCCCAGCAGGGCTTCGACGACACCCCGACCGTGCTCGACAAGAAGGAGATCGACCGGCTGCTCGCGACTGGCGACTACATCGAGGCGTGGCGCGGCACGTCCGGCGCCGGTGGACGCAACTGGCGTAGCGGTCGGTCGAACGGCAAGACCGCCGAGGAGATCAACGAGGAGATGCGCTCCGGCCCCGCCTACTACGGCAAGGGCATCTTCGGGAACGGCTACTACCTGGCAACGCAAAAGTCGGTGGCCACCCAGTACGCGGACAGCACCAAGGGATCCATCGTGCGCCTGCTCATCCCGAAGAGTGCGGTCACCGAGAAGTACGACAAGGTGGCGAAGAAGTCGCACGCCAACCCTCGCGCGTCGAAAGCCAAGGGTGGCGGCTACGAGGACTCCACTTTCTACGACCCGGGCCGCTACGCCGCAGCGAAGGGTATCGACGGTATCGAGATCGAAACGCACCACATGTCCCCTGGCGGCGGCGCCCGCCACGTTGCCCAGCCCGGCAAGCCCGCCTTCAACTGGCTGAACCGTTCTGTGTTGATTCTCCAGAAGGAGCCGGGATGAGTAGTTCCGTAGGCAAGCTGTTCCTCCGTCTCGGCGAGGCCCTGGGGAGCACCGACGTGCACCCTGACGAGCGCGCGCAGATCATCGCGGCGTGGACCGCTGCGGGCGGCCAGGATGCGGCCACGTGGGAGAAGCTGCCGCTCGGCGTGCAGCACCTCGTCACACAGATCGAGCAGCGTCCCCGTCAGTCCTGGGATGATCCAGCCGACCTGCCCGACCAGCAGGGCATTTGACAGCGGCCGTATGGTGTGAGCTGACAGAAGGAGGACGTCATGAACCCCAACCCTCGGCCGTGGCCCACGAGCACCGGACTGTTCGCGCTGCTGCTGGTCATCCTGGCCGGATGCGACAACGGCCCGGCCGCCGGGCAGCCCTGCCCTACCCCCGGTAGCGTCTACGCCCACCGCACCCTGCACCTGACCTGCGACAAGAACGGCGTGTGGTCGAAGTGAAGCGGATCGCCAACGCAATCGGGCTGGCCGTGGACCTCGCCCCCGGCGCCCTGGTCATCATCGCCGGACTGGCCCTGATCGTCGGTGGCCAGAGTGGCGCGCTCTGGCTGTAACCTGAGCAGCAACGAAAAGGGGTAGCGCATGGGAACCGCCTGGCAGATGCCAATCGCCGTCATCGGTAAGCCGACCGGTGACGGCCGCCAGTTCGACGCTGGCGCCCTGTCCCACCGCGACCTGCCGCTGCCCCTGCGGTACGTGGCCAGCGACTCCGGCGGGCACGCCAACGCCGTGATCGTCGGGCACATCGCCAGCATCGGCAAGGAGAAGGCCGGGATGCTTCCGGCCAAGGGCGAGTTCTACGACGACGAGTCGTGGCCGGAGGATGTGCGCAACGCCGCCACGGCCGCGATGAAGTTCACCCAGAACAAGGTGATCGGTCCGTCCGTCGACCTCGACACCGCCGAGATGGAGCGGGTGCCCGAGCCGAAGGCGTACGCCGTCTGGAAGAAGGCGCAGGCGGGCAAGCTGAAGGCCGCGAAGATGGCCCACGGTGGCGACTGCGGCTGCGGCGGCCCCGTCATGGCCGCTGAGGGCTACGACGGGCCGCACCTGAAGATGGTCCGTTCCGGCCGGGTCGCCTCCGCCACCCTCGTGCACATCCCCGCGTTCGCCGAGCTGTCCGGCCACGCGAAGCTGATCCCGATCGACTCGTCCGACCCGAATGTGGACGGCACGACCTCGTCCGCGATGGTCGCTGGCGCCCTCGTCGAGCTCGACTGGGCTGATGTGGTCTGGGACGCCAAGATCGAAAACGACGCCGAGATGGCCGGGAACGTGCTGTCGGACGGCGCGGTCGCCCCTGGCAAGGCAGTCAGCCCCATTCCCAATCGCAAGACCAAGAAGAAGCCCAACGTGGACGGCTCCCAGGACACGCAGGAGATGGCCGACGAGGGATCCGGCATCGAGCTGTCCGATGAGGAGTTCGCCAAGCGGCGCCTCCCCTCCCAGACCAAGCAGAAGTCCGGCGGGGCGGAGACGCCCGGTGGCGACGGCGAGCAGGGTCAGGGCGGCGGCGGCATGGGCGGCGGCACCTACGCCGCGCCGGACGTCACCAAGGCGGGCGTCCGCAGCGAGCTCGACGACGCCGATTTCGTCGACCCGGACGGCCGCCGGTTCCCGATCGCCACCTGCGCCGACATCCCCGACGCCGTCAGCTCCTACGGCCGCGCCAAGCCGCAGATTCCCTACGCGAAGTTCAAGGCCCGGCTGACCGCCATCGCCAAACGCAAGGGCTGCGAAGGTAGCCTGCCCGACAACTGGAAGGCCGGAGCGAAGATGGCCGCACTCCTGGCCGGGGCCGCCCCGGACGCCCCGCCGAAGGAATGGTTCGACGACCCGAAACTGTCCGGCCCGACACCGCTGCACATCGCCGACGACGGCCGCGTGTACGGCCACCTTGCCGCCTGGGACACCTGCCACGTCGGTATCGGCGACTCCTGCACGGTTGCCCCGAAGTCGCGCACCGACTACGCCTACTTCCACACCGGCGAGGTGGCCACTGCCGACGGCGCCCGCATCCCCGTGGGCCGCCTGTCGTACGGCAAGGGTGGCCATGCCGGGCCGAACCTGGGCTACCGGGCGGCGGCCGAGCACTACGACAGCACCACCAGCCTGGGCGCCCTCGTGCGCGCGGGCGAAGACCAGTTCGGCATCTGGGTGGCCGGTGCCCTCGTCCCCGAGGCTGACGATGCGGCGGTGCGCACCATGCGGGCCACCCCGCTGTCCGGCGACTGGCGGCGCATCGGCGGAAACCTGGAGATGATGGCCGCCCTGCACGTCATCACGCCGGGGTTCCCGATCCCCCGCGCCATGACGGCGTCAGCGCTGGACGGCTCCGCTCCCTTCGACGAGGAGGAGCAGGTGATCAGCCTCGTTGCCGCCGGGGCCCTGCCGCTCGTCGGTGACGAGGACGAGACGGTGATGGCCGGGGCGGCGCCGCTCGACACCGACGCCCTCGGCCGGGCCATCGCCCGGGGGATGCTCGCCGAGCAGCAGGAGGCGAAGGCCCGGGACGCGCGGGCGGCCGAATGGGGCGAGCTGGTTGCTGCGGCCACGACGGTGGACCGCAGCGCCGATTACGATGACGCCATGGGTGATCTTCTCGTCGCCCTGGTCCAGGAGTGAGGTAGGAGGAGGTCCACCGATGGGATGCAACTGCGGGGGCGGCGGGTCCGGTCTCGGCAACTACGAGGTGAAGGACGCCAGCGGTAACACGCTCAAGCGCTTCACTGCGGTGCGGGAGACTGAGGCCAAGGTGTTCGCGGCGAAGACGCCCGGCGCCACCTGGCGCAAGACGTCCTGAAACACACGAAGGCCCGGCCCTCAGGGAAGAGGGGCCGGGCCTTCGTGTTGTCCGCTACGAGATGCGCTTGATGCAATGCTGGAGCTGCCACTCCGAGCTCATGTTGCCCTTGGTGTTGGCGTAGACCAGCGCACTGGCGCTCCCGCAGCCGCCGTGGAACAGGTCGTAGTGGTAGACCCTCCACTGGTGTCCGGTGTTGTTGTGGATGGAGTAGATGTCATCGCCGGAGTTCAGGTGCAGGCTGATGTACTGGTTCAGGGTCACCGTCTGCGACACCTGGTAGTAGAAGCCGCAGGATGCCGACGCCGAGCAGGGGAAGCCGCAGATGTAGCCCGACGCGCAGGCCACCGCCTCGGCTCGCTGCGGGGTGATCAGGTGGATGACCTGGACCACCGGGTTGCCGCTCGGCTTCTCGGCCACCGACGCCGACCCGGGCTGGATGACGAACAGGCCGAGCATCGCCGCCAGGGCGACCAATCCGATGGTGATCTTGCGCTTCATTCTTTGCCCTCGCTCCTCGATAGGAATGTGCGGGGTGGGCGGGTCATAGACTGCCTCGTTCACCGGCTCACCCGGCACCACCGCACCCCGCACCCGACCGGTTTCCACCTTTAAAGACGTTGTTCACCGGCAACCCAATGTCTGTCGGCCCTAAGCATACACGACCTTAGACGACGTCGCGGTACACGACCGGGCTGTTTCCTGTGCCGTTCTCGACGAGAAGTCCAGCCCACGGATCGATCTCGATGTCGACCTGAGTCGAGTTGGCCGCTCCGCCCGCCGCGCCCATCGTCGAATAACCGCCGGACTCGTCCACGCTCAGCAACAGCACGACCTTGCAGCCGTGCCAGATCCGTACGGTCTTCTCTACGCCCATGCGAGCCTCGCTGCGATCAACCGGACCGACATCGCCGCGTAGCGCCGTGCCAGCCGGAACCTGCCTCTTCGGGCCGAGCGGACGGCCGCCCCCATCGGGCACTGGCAGCCCGTCGGGGTGGCGCTGCCGCCGACCTCGGATGCGCGGCGCACCCGAGGCGGGCGCCTGCCCGCCCCGAACGGGCCAGGCTCGTTCCTCCTCGCCATACCTCTCCCTCCTATCCGTTGTATGCGTTCGCGTCGGCGTGGGCATTCCAGCCCGCGTCGTACGAACGATCCTGATCTGCCATCCACGCGCCCACCATCAGGCGTAGGGCCGCCCCACTGAGCCCGCATCTCCTGACAAACTCCCGCACCCGCGCCTCAGTCCACGGATCGAATTCCTCCTGAGTTTCCCGGTCCGGTTCCGGGAAAAGCGCCTCAAGGTGCGGCTTCGGCTTCGGCCGCGCCTGGCGAACCTTCTCCCAGTACGCGTCCTCGGTGCCCTCTTGCTGCGCTTGTAGCAGGTCCAGGGTGTGCTGGTCAGGGCCGTCGAAGAACTTGCCCAGCACCGCATTCAGCATCGCCGGGTCCTCGGCGACCTGCGCGAACAGGGTCATAGAGGACCGCAGCTTGCGGTTGTCGGGGTGCTGGAACATCAGCCGGTTGTGCTGGAGTACTCCGACCGTGCAGTTGTACAGCCGCAGCCGCAGGATCGGATCGGCGAGGTATGCAGCGGCCTCGGCCCGGTTCGCGATGGCGTACTGGCGGCTCATACTGCTGGCGCTCTCGCTGGTGATCATCTGCGGGAAGACGAACCACATCCAGTGGCTGCGCTTCTCTCCCGCCCGAATCTCCAGGAGCGCCTGCCGGAAGATGCCCTTGTGGGCGTGGGCGACATGGAACCGCTCCAGGGCCTGCGCGCGTTCCGCCAGGATGCTCACGGCCGCCGCCTTTTCCCCCTGCTGGGCTCGTTGACCAGCTCGGCGAGTTCCGCGATGAGGCCGTCGACCTCGTTGATGTTCATGCACTGCATCTGCTCGCCGTTCTCGATGTAGGCGTACCGCTCCAGCAGCTCTTTGATGCGCTCTTCGGTCGACATCGTGCCCTCCTCCGTCTGTCTACGCACAGCATACACGGTCTATGCAGGCCAGCGCAACAGGTGTACTCTGATGGCAGACAGGAACCCCGGAGGAGTGAGATGCGCAGCGGAATGACCCAGTACCAGACCAGGCGCCACCCCGTGGTGACCTTCCTGACCTTGCTGGTCTTCGGCCCGTACCTGCTGGCCGCAGCCCTGCTGATCCTGGCGGTCTACGCAGCCGTAGTCGTGATGTGTGTGGTCAGCGGAAATGCCGACTTCGTACGCAGGGGAGGAAAGCGATGAGCAGGTCGTACGAGAAGACCATCCAGCACGCCCGGGACGCCGTGGCCAGCGTCGGCCAACGGCCAGAGCGGACCGGCCCCCGGTCGCGCGCCGAGCTGGAATCGTTCATCAAGGGGTTCGGGTTGAGCGCGGCGGCCGTCCGGCAGATTGTGGACGAGTGGTGCGCCGACCAGCAGCACGCCCGGGACGCCGGATGGGAGTCGCACGCCGACTCCGTCTGGTACGACGGATGACCGAGCCCCTGTTCGAGGTGGAGCAGGACGACCCGGGCCGCGAGCACCAGGCGTGCGATCGGTGCCTTATCGGGGCGTGGGCGTCCAACGACAGGCTCCGGGTGCGCGGCTGGATCGCCTTTGACGGGACCTCTCTGACCGGCAAGGAACTACACGTCAGGATCTGCCCGGCGTGCCAACGGAAAGGACTACGCCGATGAGCGTCGACTGGTCGGAGTACCGCAAATGCTCGCAGGTGTGCCGCGCCGAGATGGGCGAGCCGTGCTTCTCCCTGAGCGGTACCGTGGTCAACGGCCAGACGGACGGGGTGCGCACCGTGCTGGCCGCCCCCCACAATGCCCGTAAGCGCAGGACCATCCGGACGGCGGTCGAGTCCGGATGAAGGACCCTGCCGGTTGGCTGGACCTGAGGCCAGCCGATCTGCCAACGCTCATACTGCCCGCGCTGCTGTTCGTGGCCCTCGCCTTCTGGTGGTCCTACGGCTCCTGACCGCAGCAAAGAGGCCCCCACCGGCTCGGTGGGGGCCTCTTTGCTGCGGTCAGGCGTTCGGGTCGCCTGCCGCTGTCCGGGACAGCGTGGCCCCGAGAAGTACCTCACGCGGGGCCAGCGGCTTGACGGCCTTGCCCCGCGTGTCCAGGCCGAGCTGGTGCGCCTCGATCTCCGTCCAGCCCTGGTCTGTCAGCTCGTCGGCGATCTCCTGTGGCGACACGTTGGCGTACCACTCGTCGCCGATCAGACCCCACACCGCTTCGACGCCGGAGTGGGGCGGGCGCCCCGGTCCGGCGCAGGTGAAGATCAGCCAGCCGCCCGGCCGTAGTGACTCCCAGGCGGTCAGGATGATCTCCCGCCACTTCTCGGCGTGCTCGAAGGTCTCGGTGGTGACCACCAGATCGTAGGCGCGTTCCGACCGCCAGTCGGCGGCGTCTGCCACGATGTCGACGCCCTTGCCGGGGCGGATGTCGATCACGTGGTACGGGTTGGCGTTCGGGAAGAGGCCGCGCGTGTTGCCGTTGAGGTCGCGCCCGCCGATGTCGAGGACGGCCAGGTCGTCGGTGGTCCGGAACTGGCCGACCCAGCTCAACGCCTGCTCATGCATCTACGCCCTCGTTTTCGATCATGGTCCGGTGTCGCTGCTGCCACAACGCCCGGTCCGTCTCGGCCGCCGCCTGCCCGATCGCATACACCGCATCCATCGCACCCTTGCGGAACAGCGGGTGCAGATGTTCGACGTGCGACGCCAGGCACGGCGCCCACACCTTGCGCTTCTTCGCCAGCTCGACGATCTCGTTGTCGACGTACCAGTGCCGGTAGCCCTCGTGGCAGACGATGCCCGGCCCGTCCAGGCTCGCCCCGAGGTGTTCGACATACGCGCGGCTGATGAACAGGTGCGTTGCGTGCTCGCCAGCCATCACCGCCGCGTTGCCAAGATCGTTGGTTCCGACCACGTGCACGTTGGGGCCGTGGCTGACCTCCATCGCCTGGTCCAGCCAGCCCGGATGGAACCGCACGTCGTCCCCGACGATGAACAGCCAAGGCTCGTCGGATACCTCGAAGGCCCGGTTGACCTTCTCCGCGAAGCTGCCCATCTCCCGCAGGTAGCGGTGCTGGTCGACTATGACGTTGTCGTAGTGCAGCGCCTGAGCGTCCCAGCTCGCCTTCGTGGCCGCGTCGTTGGTGTCCGTCATCACGTGCACCCACACCCGCTCGCGCTGCCCGGGGGTCAGGCTGGCCATCAGCGAGTCCATGAACGTGAAAGCGTTGTCCCGGTGCGCCACGGGCACGACGATGGCGACCTCTTCGGTCGCCTCCGGGACCTGCTTGTTGCGTATCGGCGAGGTGCGCGCGGCCTGCTCGGCGGCGTTCCGGTTGATCTCCAGCTTTGGCCACTGGTCCGGCGGCAGCAGTCGCATGTTCGCGGCGGGCGGCGTGAACGGCTTCATCCGGTAGTCCTCACTGCCGTACCAGACGGTCTTCTGGTGCGTGGTGACGACGCCGGTGTGCACCATGACGGGCAGCCCGACCTGGTGCGCCCGCAGGCAGAACGAGATGTCCTCCCCGCACAGCTCTCCGTCGGCTCCGGGGATGCGCTCAAACCAGATGTGCGGCGGGGCGCCGTGGTCCCGGAGCCATTCGGCGATCTTCTCGAACACTGAGCGGTGCACCAGCAGGAAGCCGCATCCGGTCGCGCCGACCCGGGTCATCTCGCCGTTCCACTCCTGCCGGGCCAGCATCTTGTACGTGCCGGGCATCCCCGACTTCGGTTCGATCCACGCCCAGTCGTACAGCGTGGGGGCCAGGCTGGAGCGCAGGCCGCCCCGGAAGTCGTGGGCGAAGTCGCCCTCGATGAAGCACAGGCCGCCGACGATGGGCGCGGTCACCGGGTCGGCGACTTCGAGCAGCCTCTCCAGGGCGTCCGGCTCGGCTCCGATGTCGGTGTCCCACCAGAGCAGCCAGTCTGAGTCGCTGGCCAGGAATGCGGCAGTCGCGGTGTTGCGCGCGTGGGAGAGCTCCATCGAGCGGCCCCACACCGGGGCCAGGGCGCCATTGTTCATGAGGCCCGAATTGTGCAGTAGGTGATCACCGTGGGCCTTGTCGTAGGCGACCATCCGCAGGACCGACTCGGTGAAGTTCCATCCGGCATCGTTCAGGTGCGGCACCCCGATGCAGACCTTCTCCCCCGCGCGTGGGTTGATGGCCTTCTCCAGCTCCTGGCGGGCCTGGTAAGCCCCGGGCGTACCGATCAGAAAGTTGGCGTCGTTCGACTCCATACGGCCTCCTCCTCCGTGAACCCGCAGACTACCGCTATGATCCCCACCAGGTGTATCGGTGCTGCCACGGTCCGGCCGAGCGCTCGAAGTTGAAGAGAGACCGCAGTGACAGTGAACCTGCCGTTCACGGTTCCGACTGCCGACGATGGCTCGTACGCCTTCGCGGGGATGTCGACCGAGGACTTGACTTCGATTCGCTCGCAGGCGCGTGATGCCGCAGCCACGTACGCGGAGATGGACGTCTCCGATGTGTCGGGCGACGACATCGAGACGATGCGCGAGCTGACCAAGATCGTCCAGGGTGTCGACAAGGAGCGCGGGCGCCGCAGCGGCGCCGCTGGCTCCTTCGCTGCCCTCTCTGACGCCCTCGGCGAGGACGACGACACGGACGACGACACGGACACCTCCGGCGCGGGCGCCGAGGGGACCGGCACCCCGGAGACCCCCGTAGTGACCACCACGGCGGCGGCGGCCAAGCCGACCGCCCCGAGTGTTGCTGCTGTGGCCTCCCGGACCACCCCCGCCGTCCCGGCCGACCAGGTGTCGAATCGGACCCCGGCCGTCATCCTCGCCGGGGCCAACAACTCCGACTTCCAGGTCGGCGAAGAGCTGTCCTGGGACCGGGTCGGCGCGGCAGTCGAGAAGCGGTTCCTCCAGTATTCCGCCTTCGGCGGCGCTGGCGGTTCGCGGCGTGACCCGATCGCTCAGTTCAAGCTGGAGTATCCGGCCGAGCTGACCGCCTCGGGTGGTCTCGCCGAGGACGCGACGCGGGTCATCGACTACGCGGCCAGCGAGAAGCGCCTCCCGGGCGGCTCCCTGCTCGCATCGCTCGACATCGCCCGCAAGGCGAAGACGAACAGCGCGCCGAACAGCCTGACGGCCGCCGGTGCCGGTTGGTGTGCCCCGTCCGAGGTCATCTACGACCTGTGCGAGCTGGAGTCGTCTGACGGCCTGCTGGACATCCCGGAGATCAACGTCTCCCGGGGCGGCATCAAGTACACGACCGGTCCGGACTTCTCGTCGATCTACTCGGGTGCGGGGTTCTTCCACTACACCGAGGCGCAGATCATCTCGGGTGTCACGAAGCCGACCATGGCCGTGCCGTGCCCGTCGTTCACGGACACCCGGTTGGAGGCGGACGGTCTGGCCATCCAGGCGGACCTGCTCCAGCTTCGCGGCTATCCGGAGCTGATCGCCCGGTTCGTGCGGGGCGCGATGGTCGCGCACACGCACAAGATCAACCAGTTCATGATCAACGCCTTGGTGACCGGCTCGACCGCGCTCGCGCTGCCGTCCAACGTCACCAGCCACACCCCGGGCCTGGGCACCACCTGGTACACCGACCACTCTGTGGTGGCCACGCTGCTGGGCGCCCTCGAAATGGCGATCGTCGACTACAAGTACCGGCAGCGGATGCAGCTCGCTTCGACCCTCGAAGTGGTCATGCCGTACTGGGTGCAGTCGTGGATCCGTGCGGACGTCACCCGCCGGTCGTTCTACGACGGCGACAACGGCATCGACCAGTTCGCGGTCACCATGCAGAAGATGCAGGACTGGCTGGCCGTTCGCGGCGCCCGCGTCCAGTGGGTGTACGACTGGCAGGACGCCTTCTACTGGGCGGCCTACCCGACCGGCGCGCCGTCCGCGTGGCAGCAGTTCGGCGCGAGCCCGACCTCTACGGACTTCGTGCAGGACTGGCCGCACACGCTTCAGGTGCTGGTCTACGCGGCCGGGACCTGGGTGCGCGGCAACGCCGACATCATCACCCTGGACACCGTGTACGACTCGACGCTGCTGGCGCAGAACAAGACGACCCAGCTCTTCACCGAGCAGGGCATCCTGGCGGCGAAGACCTGCTTCGACAGCCGGGTCTACACCATCGGCAACACCGTGGGCGGCCTGATCCCGGACGGCGCCAACTCGTTCGCCCTGAACGCACAGGCGGCGGCGACCTCCACCACCTCCGGCACCTTCCCGACCAACCCGTAACCGAGACTCCCGGGGGTCGCTTCGGCGGCCCCCGGGAACCCACCTACGGGAAGGAGGGACAACCCGGTGGTAGCCCTTACGCCGATGACCGGGCCGGTCTACGTAGATCAGCCTGCGGTCGGCAACATCCGATACGGCCTCTTCTCGGCCGCCAACGGCCCGTTCCCGATGCCGGACCACGGTGACGTCGGCGGCGTGCAGTACCTGGAGGAGCACTGCGGCCAGGCCCACCTGATCGCGGCAGCCTCCTGCTCCAACCCGACCGTCACCCTCGCCACCCTTGACGGCTGCGACGGCACGGCGATCGGGTTGCCGTACCAGGTCGGGGCCACCCTGAAGGCGGGCGCGTTCCCGTACGACTCGACCGAGGTTGAGCGGCGCCTACGCATCCGGCTCAACGACAACGCGCAGTACGTGGCGGAGACGGCGTTCTGGGGCGGCAACGCGGACGTCCAGGCCGCCCTCGTGCGGGCCGAGCTGAACGGCGGCACCGGCATCCTGGACGTCACCCCGACGCCGGGCACCGCCGTCACGATCGAATACGGCGTGGGGCTGCTCGAAGATGCCCTGTCGGCGTACAGCTACCCGGGCGTCCTTCATTGCCGCCCGGTCGTGACGCCGTACCTCGTCGAGCGGCAGATGATGCCGCTCCCGCAGCGGATGGCCAAGGGCCTCACCGGCGTGCAGTACACCCCGATGGGTAACGTCTGGTCCTTCGGGCGGGGCTACAGCGGCAACAAGCCGAACAACGACGCGTCGGCCCCCGCCGCCGGTACCACGTACATCGTGGCCACCGGCTCGGTGACTGTCTGGCGTGATGGTCATGTGTTCGTGACTCCTCCGGAGCGGGAGTTCGATCGGTCAGGTAACGCTTGGCAGGCGACCGCTCAGCAGGCGTACGCCACCACGGTCGACTGCGTAGCCTTCTTCGTGCTGGTCGAGTTGGACAGCATGACACGGGGCACCGGTACCACGACTGCCGCGACGCTGTACTGAGGAGCTGACCATGACTGGAATCGTGATCGTCAACGAGCACGAGCCGCACGGCGAGGTGGCGGGGCGCCTACTGGAGCTGGCCGCCGAGAAGGGCCACAGCGCCCGGACCGTCGTGGCGCAGCGCGGCGAGCACGACGCCGCGCTGTCCTTCAGCGTGCCGGAGGATGTGGCCGAGGCGTTCGACGCGGAGCGTGTCGAACGCTGGCCGGTCCCCGAGGACGTGATGGACGACGATGGAGACCCGAACACCCCTCCGGTCCGCAAGTCGCGGCCGGGCAAGGCCAGGGAGTAGCAGATGACGGCCGTATGTCAGGCCCCTATTCAGGGCACCACCATGCGGGTCCAGTCGATCGACGCGTGCGGTACGCCCAAGGTGGGCTCCTGCGTGTCGGCCGTCTCGACCGGCTTCGTCTCGGTGGAGATGCAAGACCAGGTCGAATCGGGTCAGGAAATCGTGGTCCTGAACGCGGCTGGCGTGATGTGCGTCAACGAGAAGTCGCCGAAGCAGCTCAAGTGGATCGATGTCACGATCACCTTCTGCAACGTCGACCCGGAGCTGTTCGGGCTGATCACCGGCTCCACGCTGGTGCTGAACGACGCCGCCTCCCCGTCGGCCGTGGGCTTCCAGACGCGGACGAGCAACTACGCGGCGGGCGCGTTCGGCCTGGAGGTGTGGTCGAACATGTCGCAGCCTCAGTGCGTCACGCTCGGCACGTTCTCGCTGGTGCCGTACGGGTATTTCCTGCTCCCGAACGTGATCGAGGGGACCGTCGGCGACCTCAAGATCGAAAACGGTGCGATCTCGTTCACGGTGGCGGGCCGCACCAAGCAGGGCACCAACTGGGGCACCGGCCCCAAGAACGCCCTCGCCAACATGACGACCGGGGCGGCGGAGAAGCTGCTGATCGCCCTGCCGAACGACACGCATCGGCACCTTCAGTGGACGTACCTCGCACCGCCCACCGCATCCTGCGGCTGCGCGGCCTGAGCAACGATCGGGTAAAGCGGGAGTCGCTGGTTCGGCGGCTCCCGCTCCACGAGGAGGGGTGATGGTCAGCGCGGTACCGGACGGCTGGACCGTCACGAACTTCCCGGCCTGCTCGGCGACGTGGGCGAGCCTGTCCGCCGACCAGCAGACCTTCGCTCTACGCCTGGCAGCGTTCACCGTGTACACACTGACGGGTCGGCAGTTCGGGACCGCCACGCTCACGCTCAGGCCGTGCAATGCCCCCGGCCTGCCGCCGCTGTACCAGGTCTACCCGGTGAACCTGATCAACCCGTGGGGTACCGACGAGGGCAACAGCTATTACCCGCTCTACATCCAGAACGGCGTGTGGCACAACGCGGGATGCGCGGGGATCAACTGCTGCGGCGCCTCCTGCGAGGTGGAGTTGCCTAAGACCGTCTCCATCACCTCCGTCATCGTTGACGGCGCCACCGTGGACCCGAGCGCCTACCGGATCGACAACGGGTTTCTACTGGTCCGCACTGACGGCGCCTGCTGGCCGCAGTGCCAGGACTTGAACAAGAACGCGGGCGCGGCCAGTACCTGGAGCGTGACCGGCATGTTCGGCCGCGTAGTGCCGCAGGAGGCCCTGGACGCGGCCAGCATCCTGGCGTGCGAGATCGGCAAGTCTATCGCGGGCCAGCCGTGCCGCCTGCCGCAGCGGATGCAGTCGCTGACCCGGGCGGGCGTTTCCGTCCAGTTCCCCGGTGTCAACACCTACCTTGATCGGGGGTTGACCGGCCTCAACGAGGTTGACCAGCTTGTGGTGCAGTTCAACCCGGGACGTCTGACGCAGTCGCCGAAGGTGTTCTCGATGGACCAGTCCCCGAACCGCATCACCACCTGGCCGTGAGGTAGCAGATGTCCGACAACCTGACAGACGGCGCCGAGGCCCGGATCCTCAACTTCCTGACCGGCAACGCCCCCGCGACGGCACCCACGGCGCCGCTGAAGGTGCGGCTGATGACAGTCAACGGGTCCGACTCGGCTGCTGGTACTGAGGTCGTCAACGCGGGTGGCTCGACGTACGCGGCGCAGACGGTTACCTTCCCGGCGGCCACGGGCACCACCTCGACGGTGAACAGTGCCGACGTGGTGTTCACCAACATGCCTGCCGCCACGATTGTCGGCCTGGAGATCTGGGACAGCGCGGGAACCCCGTTCCGCTGGTGGTGGGGTCCGTCGGTCCTGCCGAAGACGACCAACCTGGGCGACACGCTTCGCATCCTTGCGGGACAGCTCACCCTGACAATGCAGTGAGGCGGCGGCCATGCCGGGCCCATCTCTGATCGCCTCCGACGCCCAGTACTCGCCCGGCGCCGACGCATCCACGCTGACCTCTTCGGCGGCCACCGTCTCCCCTTCCAACGGGGACGTGATCGTGGTCAAGGCGTGCACCTGGGATACCGGCACGTCGATGGGCACGCCGTCGGGCGGCGGCCAGACGTATCAGGCCGTTCAGCTCGTCGCGCCGGGCGGATTCGCTGGCTGGTCCGGGACGTGGGTGTGCACCGTGGCGGGATCTCCCGCATCGTTTTCGATCACCAGCACCCCTTCGGCGGCGTCCCGGCATTCGATGGTCGTCGAGCGTTGGGGTAGCGCGCTCCTCGCCGCTACACCGGCCGTGTTCACCGCCACCCACGGCACCACGGCCACCATGTCCGCCCCGTTCACCACGACGGCCGCCAACTCGGTGATCTCGTTCGCGTTGACGGAGGAGAACAGCCGCGACCCCGCCGGGCACACGTATGCGCCGATCACCACGGTGGAAGATGGGTTGTTCGACGGACATATCGGGTCGAACACCGTGCAGTATTTCGCGTACGCGCCAGAGCCGACCGCCGGTGCGACCACCATCGATTTGACCGTGCCCGCCGGATCGTTGAACTGGACGATCTCCGGGGTGGAGATCAAGGCGGCCACCTCCGCCGTAGTCGACCTGGCTGCGGACCTGACCGCCACGGGCAGCATGGACGCGGTGTTGGGTCCGGATACGGTGTTCCTGTCCGCAAATCTGACTGCCACCGGGGGGATGTCGGCCGTGTTCAGCTTGCCCACTATCGGTCCGACCGATCCGATCGGCACGCCGGTCGCCGAGGAGCTGATGGCGTGCTTCGTGGATCAGCTCTCGACCCTGCCGGTGCCGCCCAGGTACATCCAATTGCGGGTGGGCCAGGAGACCGGGCCGCTGATCGGCGCGAACGTCGACGAGTGCTGCGCCGGGCTGGCCTGGATCCGCATCGCCAACATCTATCCGAGCTGGGACAGCTTCCCGGCGCCGGACAACACCTGGCTGCCGTGCGGCCCGCTGGCGTACGCCGTGGTGCTGGAGATGGGCGTCTCGTTCTGTATGCCCTGGTCGGACTCGGGTGACTCGTTCGACAACATCGACCCGCCGAGCTCGGCCGACTGGGCGTCGGCGTTCAACACGCAGATGGTGCATCAGACGTTGATGCGGCGTACGGCGGCGTGCTGCTTCCGGCCGACGCAGCGTCGGGCGGTCGGGGAGTGGACGCCGCTGCCGGTCGAAGGCGGCTGCACCGGCGGTAAGCTGCTGGTCACCGTGTCGGTGATGGCGCCGTGCGCAGACTGTTGAGGAGGACCCCATGTCCGGTACGAGCCGTAAGGCCACGCCGCGCACGTTCGAGGTGCTGGTGAGTTTCAGCGCCCTCGACGTCGGCGACCGGTTCAAGCAGGACGCGGACGACCTGGGCTGGGCCACGCAGCATGTCGAGACCGGCTATCTTCGGGATGTGACGGAGGAGGTTCCGGATGCCGGGCGGGGTGAAGTCGGTCAGGGTTGACCTGTTCCAGCCGGTCATTCAGGGGATCTTGCAGGACGATGTGGGCCGCGAGGTCGTGAAGACGACGCTGAAGGTGCTCAACCGTTCCCGGGTGTTGGTGCCCGTGGACCATGGCAATCTGCGGTCTAGTCACCAGTTCAAGATCACGAACGGCGCCAACAAGATCTCGGGTGAGGTGTTCACCAAGGTCAAATACGCGCTCGCCGTGCACGAGGGACGCCGCGCCCTCGTCATCTACCCGAAGAAGAAGAAGGCCCTCGCATTCGTCTGGCACGGCCAGCCGATGGTGCGTAGATGGGTCCACCAGCCTGCCCGGCGCGGTAAGCCATGGCTGCGGGACGCACTGCGCGAGGTCGCGACAAGCGAGGGCTGGAAGATGCAAAGCGCCGCCGCAGCAGACGCCAGCGGCGGCGGCGACACGTAGGAGGAGAAGCAGTGAGGAAGCTCAAGGTGACCTGGCTGTCCGGGTCCTGGAACACCGACGACTCGCCGACGGCCACGGCCGATATCCCGGCAGCCGCGCAGATCGGCGCGGTCGGCGACACGCTCATCTTCAAGACGGGATCCGGGATCTGCCTGGTCATCCCCGAGCAGCGGCTGATCTCGGCCGTCGAGATCGAGGTGCAGGCGTGAGCGTCGTCAGCATCTACCGGGAGCGGCTGCCCATGCACCCGCTGCTGGGCCGCAACGTCAACCTCGACAGCCGGTCGAAGGCGTACGCCCTTCAGCCGCCGACGGGGATCCTCACGTCGGTCCGGCACGCCCAGCACATCGCGGTCCTCGACCAGGGCCAGATCGGCTCGTGCACCGGCAACGCCGCGACCTCGTGCGCCTATCACGAGCCGTTCTATGCGCCCGGCGGCCAGCCCTGGCGGTACGCGCCGGACGAGGCGGGCGCGGTCGCCTGGTACCACGACAACACCGCCAATGACGGCTTCCCCGGCACGTACGTCCCGGACGACACCGGCTCCGACGGGCTCACCTCGTCGAAGATGGCCGTCCAGGCGGGCATCGCGTCCGGCTATCAGGCGGCCCTCGACCTCGACTCGTCGTTGCAGGCCCTGATGGACCGCCCGGGGGTCACTGGCCTGCCCTGGTTCAACAGCATGTTCGACGCGCCGTCGTCGGGCCTGATCGAGGTCAGCGTGCCGTCGGGTCTCGCGGGCGGCCATGAGCTGGTCGTGGACGAGATCGTGGCCGCCAACGCGCCAGGCAACGGCACCGGCGTGCTGCTGGTCGGCGGCAACAACTCGTGGGGCTCGGCGTGGGGTGCGCAGGGCCGCTGGTACCTGCGGGCATCGGACTGGTGGGAGCTGCGCAAGCGGGACGGTGACGTCTATTTCTGGACGGCGAAGTCTCAGCCTGGCCCGACCCCCGTTCCGGACCCGTCCGACCCGTCGCCGAGCATGGCCGACGCCGAGATGTGGGCGGACACCGCGCCGTTCCGGCACGACCATCACGTGGTGCCGCACATCGTGCAGGCCGCCAGGGCGCTGAATGCCTGGGGCGCCGAGATGGGCCTCTCATGAGCGAGCTGACGGTGATGGTCGAGTTGGGCGGTCGGCAGGTCGAGATGCGCAAGCCGACGGAAGGCGCGCTGGTCGTCCTGGCCCGGGTGAGCCGGGGACTGCCCAAGATCGAAAACGCTGCGGAGTTGTCGGATGAGATGCGGGATCGCCTGATCCGCAACCTCGGCACTCTCGGCAAGGTCGTCGAGGGCATGATCGTCAAGGACGACGACAAGGACTGGCTCGACGACGCGATGATCGCCGGGGATGTGAAGGCCGAGGACGTGTTCGGCGTGATCCGCTTGGCGGGCGAGAAGTTCAACGGCCAGACGGCACCCGCCAAGAGGGCGACTCCGGTCCGGCGTCTCCGGTGACGGGCCTGAAGCGGGCGCGACTGATCTGGTCGATAGTGTTCCTCGGGGTCACCCTGATAGGGATCGTTATGGAGCTGGTCGCGGGGTTGTGGCATCCGACCGGCTGGACGATCCCTTGGACGGAGTACATCGCCCGGTACGTGCCGTGGCCGGTCCAGCTCCTCGCGTATGTGGTGCTCGCGACGTGGCTGCCGTTCCACTTCTGGCGGCACGACCATCTGCGCAAGATCGCATTCGAGACGGGCCGGACGCTCGGGCGCGGAGAGGGCCACGCGAATGGCTATAGCGCCGGACGGAGGGCGACCGTCGAAGAGGCGGCAGCAATGCTGCGCGAGCAGGCCGCTGGCAGTGCGGTCTCGGATCTCCGGCCCGGTCTCGCCAAGGCGGCTCAGTGGGTGAGTTGCATCAACGACAGCATGGTCGATGGCCGCTGACGCCCTTGCCGCGCTGCGGATCTGGGCGCTTGAGGTAGAGCTGGCCGGGGAGACCTTCGTGGTTCCTCCTCGGCCAGCGGTCGAATGGTTCCTGGCCATCCTCGAAGAGGATGTGCCGCTGCCCTTGATCCCGGGCCTGATGGGCGGCGACGCAGAGGAGCGTGTGGCCGACCTGCTCCTTGACGGTGAGCTGACCGCCGAGGAGATCGCCGTGCGCTCCCGTGAGCTGCTGACCGCTGCGGCGGGGCGGCCGTGGTGGGAGGCTGACCGGCTGATCCGTTCGTCGGGCGCGAGCTGGCACATCATCGGCGGGGAGCTGACCCGGCTCGGGGTAGACCTGGGCACGGTGAGTCTCGCGGCGGCCCTGAACGCCATCTACGTGATCTGTGTGCGCACGATGGACGAGAAGGAGCGCAACAAGTTCGACATCGACCTGAGGCTCCCGCCGATCGGCGTGGAAGGTGTGAAGCCGGAGGAGATGTACGACCAGCGCGCGGCCGAGTCGGCGTTTGCGGCCCTGATGGGACAGGCTCAGCCGCCTGCCCCCGTAGGATCCTGACTTATGGCTGGAGTTCTGGGGCGGGCGTTCGTGCAGGTGTTCGCCGACCTGTCGAAGTTCACGCCCGGCCTGAGGCAGAACATCAAGAAGGCGCTCGACGAGCAGACCAAGGGTTTGCGGTTCGAGGAGCTGGACAAGTCGGCGACCAAGGCTGGCGAGCAGGCTGCCGACGAGCTGGCCAAGGGCGTCGACTCCAAGATCGAAAACAACATGAAGAAGGAGGGCAGGAAGGGCGGATCCTCGCTCTGGAAGGGTCTCTCCTCTGGGCTCTCGGCCGCCGTCGGCCTCTTCCTGCCAACCCTGATCGCCCTCGCCGTCGAGCTGGTCGCCGCCCTCGCCCCGGCCGTCACCGCGCTGGCCGCGACGCTGCCCGCCGCCATGCTGACCGCCATCGGCGCGGCGGTCACGCTCAAGCTGGCCTTCTCTGGCGTCGGCGACGCCCTCAAGAACGCCTTCGACCCGGCGCGGGCCGCGCAGTTCGACGCGGCCATGAAGAAGCTTTCGCCGTCCGCGCGGGCGTTCGTGAAGGAGATCCAGGCGCTGCACCCGGCGTTTCACCAGTTGCAGCAGGACGTGCAACAGGTCTTCTTCAACCAGCTCGAAGGAACGCTGTCCCGGGTCTCCCGCCAGCTCCTGCCAACCCTGCACACGGGCTTCATCGGGATCTCGGTGGACCTGGGCAAGATCGCTGACAACTTCCTGCGCGCCTTCGGCAACCGCAAGGCCGACATCGCCTCGATCTTCACCGCCGCACACCAGGCGATCAAGCCGTTCATTCCGGCGCTGGCTGCGGTCGCTGGCGCGTTCATCTCCCTTGCCGCCGTGGGTGGTCCGCTGTTCGCCAGCCTTTCCGGCGGCTTCGCGAACCTGCTGTTGATGTTCTCGCAGTTCATCGAGCAGGCGCGTAGTTCGGGCGCGCTAGCGCAGTTCTTCAGTGATGCCCTGGTGATCCTGAAGCAGGTCGGTGGCTTCCTGGGCAACGTTTTTGATCTTGTCACGGCAATCATCTCGGCCCTCCAGGCAGACGGCGCGCAGGCCCTCGGGTTCCTGTCCGATCTGGTCGGTCAGCTCGCCGCCTTCTTCGCCACCGCGCAGGGCAAGGAGGTGCTGGCGAATCTCTTCCTGCTGTTGAACACCGCGCTGAGCACCATGGAGCAGGTGCTGACACCCCTGCTGCCGATGGTCGTTCAGCTGGCGGGGGTATTCGCCGGGCAGCTCGCCGACGCCCTCATCAAGATCACGCCGTTCCTGGTGAGTGTCGCCGACGTGCTCGCCAGGCACCCTGACCTGCTGGCGGCAGCCGCAGCCGCATGGATGGTGTACCGGGGCGCCCTGATCGCAGTCGCCGTATATGAGGCGATCGTGGACGCACTCAACCCGGTCGGCTGGATCATTCTCGCCGTGGCCGCCATCGCCGCAGGTGCATACCTGATCTACAAGAACTGGAGTGCGGTCACCAACGCACTGAAGTCCGCCGGGGGCGCAATCGCCGGGTTCTTCGAGGGGATCTGGCATTGGATCGTCTCGGTCGGCAAGGACATCGGCAACTGGTTCACGGTCACCCTGCCTGCCTTCTTCGCCAGCATCCCCGGCCGGATCTGGGCTGCCCTGAGCGCGCTCCCCGCGCTGCTCGCGCAGCTCTTCCTCGACGCCCTGCATGCGGCCGGTATGGCGATCGGTATCGGGGTCGGCTTGATCATCGCGTACTTCATCGAGATGCCGGGCCTGGTCTGGGGCGCGGTCAAGGCCATCGGGCACCTGTTCGTCGACCTGTGGAATCTGGCCTTCTCGCTCGGCAAGGTGATCCTCAATACCGAGGTCGACGCCATAGTCTTCGTCTTCACCAAGCTGCCCGGCAAGATCGCCGGGTTCATGAACCGCCTCCCGGGCATCATCGGCGGCGCGTTCCGCAGTGCGTGGGACTGGGCGAAGCGTGAGGTGCGCGACGGTGCTGACGCCGTAGTCGACTTCGTGAGGAAGCTGCCCGGCCGGGTCTCCGGCTTCATGAGCAACGTCGGGCACGACATCCTGTCCGGGCTCAAGTCCGGGATCAACTCCGTAATCAGCGGATTCAACTCCGGCATCGACCGGGTGGGCAGCCTCATCCACATCGGACTGCCGCACATTCCGATGCTGGCATCCGGCGGCCTGGTCAACGCTCCCACCCTGGCGGTCGTCGGCGAGGCCGGACCGGAGGCGGTCATCCCGATGAGCGATCCGGCCAGGGCGGCTGCGGTCGCCAAGAGCACGGGCCTGCTCGACATCCTCGGCAGCAAGATGGGCAACGTCGGCACCACGCTGATCAAGGTCTACCTCGGCACCAGGGAGATCACCGATATCCTCGACGTGCGCATTGACAAGAAGATGAACGACCAGGCCAACGAGCTGGCATACGGGACGAGGTGAGCGGGTGTCCACGATCGTCGCGACCGTCGATGTAGCGAAGGCGCAAGTCCGGCTCGACCTGGATTTCAGCGACATCGACGCCCCGTATGCCCTCGTGAACCGGGTCGATCCGGTCACTGGGGCGGCCACGCAGGTGCGCGGCCACGGCTCCTCGACGACCATCGCCGGTGTGGCGTACGCGCCCATGCAGGCCGGGTACAAGGCGGTCCTGTACGACACGGAGGCGCCGCTGGACGGCGCGGTCTACTACACCGTCACCGCCCCCGTGGCGACCCTGAACGCCAACCCGACGTTCTCGGGCGGCTACACCGATCCGTGGGTTCCGACCAACACGGCCGCCACCATCCGGCCCACCTCCTCGCAGTCCGGGGCCGACTTCATGGCCTTCTTCACTGACGGCACCGTGGGCACTCCGACGATCCGCGCGGAGGATGTCGCGGCCACCCCGGGCGCCACCTTCACCGTGACGGCCATCGTCTCGGCCAACGTTTCGCAGTCCGTCACGGTGGGCTTCGACTTCCTCGACGCCACGGGCGCCGTCCTCGGCGGGGGATCCAGCACCGCTACCGTGCTCGCCGCGACCACCATCACCGCCACCGCCGCCGCCCCGGCCAACACGGTGGCGGTTCGGATGTTCATTCAGATGGTCGGCACTCCGGCCGCCACGGTCGTGGTCAGCGTCAGCTCGATCATCCTCGCGAACAATGCGGGCTCGGCGACCTCGGGCGGGGTGCTCCTGCCGTCGCTGGGCGCCTGCCGGTTCAAGGATCCGCTACGGCCCGGCAACAACGTGCGGGTCGACTTCGCGTTCGACCCGAACCCGCTGTGCATCCCGGCGGAGGGTGTCTTCTGGCAGAGCCTGGACACCGAGGACCAGGCTGCCAACGCGGCGACGTTCAACATCAACAACCAGCCGAATCCGGTTGTCGTCTCGAAGCAGCGCAGCTCGGTCACGTCGACCCTGACGCTGGTCAGCCGCACCTTCCCCGATCGTGACCGGCTGGACGCACTGTTGGCGCCGGGGTCGCCGCTGCTGTTCCAGGCCCCCGACGAATACGGCCTGCCGGACCGGTACGTGTCCGTGGGGGCCGTGACGAAGAGTCGGGTGCTGCCTGACCACAGGTTCCCCATCCGGGTGTTCTCGCTGCCGCACGCGGTCGTCAGCTCCCCGGGCGGCCCCATGCAGGGCACTGTGGGGGTCCGCTGGCAGGACACCTGCAACCGGTACGCGACCTGGGCGGCCGTCAACGCCGCCGGGCTGACCTGGACTCAGGTTCTGGACGGGCTGGCGGGCTGATGGTGTGGGCCGGGGGTCTAGACGCGCAGTACCGGGACGCACTGACGCGCCCGCACACGGTCTTCAACCAGATCGACGTACTCGACCGGCAGGGCAACGTCCTGCTGTCCAACCTGCCGATCATCGACGGCAGTGTGCGCGCCACCCTGAACAGCCGCGTAGCGCGCGTTCTGGGCTTGTCGGTAGCCCGGTCCTGGTTCCCGCTCGCGAGCAACGGGAGCATCGATACAGGCGGCCTGCTGACCCCGTTCGGGAATCGGCTGCGCGCCTCCCGGGGGATCCTCTACGGGGACGGCTCTCAGGCGTCCTTCCCGGTGTTTTACGGGCGCATCGAGCAGGTTCAGATGGGCCGCAACGGGCAAGTCAGTGTGAGCGCCAACGACCTCGCCGCCGACGTGGTGGACGCACAGTTCGAGACTCCGCAGTCGTCGATTCCTGCCAACACGATCAGCACCGAGTTCCGCAGGCTCGTGAGCGGCGCGCTGTCCGACGCCACGTTCGGCACCAGCGACCTGACGGGCGTGCTGATCCCGCCGCTGGCGTGGCAGAGTGACCGGGCGCAGGCCCTGGACGACATGAGCGCGACCGTCGCGATGCTGTGGTATCCGCTGGCCGACGGATCGTTCGTGCAGCGGTTCGTGCCGTGGACGAAGCCGGGCCAGGTCGCGCAGGTGACGCTGGCGGACGGCACCAACGCGGCGCCGGGAGTGAATAACGCCGTCGCGGACTGGACGATCACCGTGTCCCGGACGGGCGTCTACAACTCGGTGGTCTTCGCCTCGGAGCGGCAGGACGGTACGGCGCCGGTCTTCGCCACGGTCCGCGACGTCACGGCGGGGAGCCCCACCAACTACCTGGGCAACTTCGGCCGCAAGCCGCTCCTGATCCAGAACCAGTCGGCGCTGACGCAGTCGCAGTGCCTGCAAGCCGCCCAGAGCGCCCTGAAAGCCGCGACCGCCATCACCCAGACCTGGGATCCGGTGTCGATCGTTCCTGACGCGTCCTTGGAGCTGGGCGACCTGATCGCCATGAACGCCGAGGGCGCCGCGAGCACGCAGGTGATCGTCGGGTTCACGTTGCCGTTGCGCGAGACCGGAGAGATGTCCTTGAGCCTGCGCGCGTACGCCCCGGTGACATCGTGACGACCAGGCTGGCGCACCAGACACAGAAGACCGCTGGCATCCCCAACGGGATGCGCACGGCCACCATCACCGCCGTCTCCGGCACTTCCGTCACGATCTCCGTGTCCGGTGGGGAGTTCACGGCCGGGGTCGGGGTGCTCACCTCGTACGCGCCGGTGGTGGGCGATGTGGTCGCCGTGTTCCGGCAGGACTCCTCCTGGCTGATCCTCGGCCCCACGGCAGCCTCCCCGGCGGGCAACTGGGTGCGATTCTCCAGCCTCCCCGGCGGCTACCAGAACGGATGGTCAGACCGGGGCACCGTCTACCCGCCGGGCCAGTACCGGGTTACCGCCACCGAGGTCCAGATGGTCGGGCAAATCACCGTTGCGGTCGCCCCGGCGAGCTCCCTCATCATCGTGAGCGGGTTGCCGGTGCCGCCCGGCGAGATGGGCGGCATCATCTGTGCGCAGGGCACCACCCGGCCAAGCTTGCACGTAGACGCGTCGGGCAATCTGCGGCTCTATGACAACTCGGTTACCGGCATCCTCCAGTTCGCTGGTTCATACTTCCTCGACAACCTGATCGGATAAGGGGGCCTGAGGCAGTAATGGTCACCACTGGATATAGCGACACCTTCGGCCGAACCGTCTCCAATGGCCTCGGCTCGGCCACCTCGGGGCAGGTGTACACGCTGGCTGGTGTCGCTACCCAGTTCAGCGTGGCGCCGAACACGGCCAACATCGCGATCTCCGCAGCCGGGGACAACCTCGGCTATGTCGACCTCCTGACGCAGGACGTCGACATCACCGCGCAGGTGGCCCTGTCCGCGATCCCGATTACCAACCTGGCCACCGCCGGTTTCATCGCGAAGCTGTCCAGCACCTCCAACTACTACGTCGCAACCATGATGGTCGCCGCCGGTGGTGCCGTCTCGCTGCGCTTCTCCAAGCGCATCGGCGGAGGTCTCTCCACCATCTCGACAACCCTGGTGACCGGGCTGACATATGTCGCGAACACCTTCTACAACCTGCGGTACTCGATCCGCTGGAGCCGACCCCTCCAGACGAACGTCATGTTGATGAAGCTGTGGGCGGTCGGCACGACGCAGCCGGGCGGCTGGATGGCGTCCAGCACCGACGCGGCGCTCACCGATTACAGCTCGGGCACATCGGTCGGAATCATGGGCCGCGATGAGTCCACAGTGGTGGGGACGATCACCACCAAGTACCGCAGTGTCCTGGTCAACTCGTACAGCCTGCCGATGCCTGCCACCTCGGACCCGATGTGCTTCGACCCGGCCGTGACGTATCCGAAGCAGGCGGCCCTCCAGTCGCTTGCCAGCGCGGCCGACACGGCAGTGGCGACCATTGACCCGCTGACCTCGCTTGCCGGGTTGTTCCCGCGCGTGCGTATCAGCAACAGCAATGTCACCATCGATACGTCTACGTTCAGTGGCCTCACGTTCAATACGACCGAGTTCAACATCGGCTCGAATACCAATCTCGGGTACGACAACAGGGCGCTTTATCTGCCGGTCGGCATCTGGCTTACGACCTTCGAGATTAGGCTTGTTGAGGCCGCGAGCAACTACTTCTCCGTATTCTTCTTCGGAGGCCCGACCTTTGGGAAGGTCGCATTCGACATGCGGTCCAATGCGGTGCAGTCAAACGATGAGGGCGTCGGCGGGTGCGGGCATGCGTCCGCTCTGACCTACTCCTCTGATCCGACGGCGCCGATCCGATGCGGCCTGTCGTTCTTTCCGAACAACCTCGCGACGACATACGTCATCGAATACATGGCCCTGTCCGCCATCAAGGTCTCGGACTACTTCATATGAGCGGAACCACCCCCACTGAGGGCTACCCGTATCCCTTCACGACCGACTTCGCGGACGTGCAGGACTCCTTCCGGCTGGCGATGGCGATCGATGCTGACTTGCGCGCCGAGCAGGCGCCCTTCCGGGCGTTCCTGGGCCGCCCGTCGTTCATCGGACGGCAGACGGCCACGGGAAGCGGGTTCATCGCGGGCTCGCAGAATCTGGTTGTCGGTGCCGTCGAGTGGGACAACACGGGGGGGCTCACGGTCGGCGACTCCACGTGGAATCAGCCGTTCAGTGAGCAGCCTTCGTGGTGGATGTTCGGTGCCACGATCCTGGTCAATATCGTCTCGGGCACGCCGGTGGTCGGCGATATGTGCATGGGGAAGATTGCTGTCAACACGACCGACCAGGTGACAACGGTCGTTTCTACGACCAACTTCTACCAGCGGAACGACGAGACCAACACCAACGGTGAGTGGATCAATCTGTTCGCCATGGCGCCCATCTATCAGGGGTCGGCCGATGCGACGCTCCTGCTCAACGGAAGCACTCAGAAGGCGGTCCAAAGTGGCTCGCGTTTCTGGGGCATGTATCTGGGGCCGGTGACCTGATATGACGATGCGTAGGACCCCGTATCTGCGGCTGCGTTACCCCTGGACGGATGATGTCGTCTCCGCCACGGATGTGCAGTCGATGGCGCAGGACATCGATCAGGGGCTGGTCGCGACTGCGACGCTGGCCGCCAACTTCACGCGGCTCTCATCGGTCTCGGTTTCGCGTGGCGCGGTGCAGAGCATCACGAAGGGCACCTTGACCACGATCACCTTCGACACGGTTGGGCTGAACAACGGGGCGAATAGTCCGCTGGCCAATGGATCCTGGTATAACGCGGCGGCGCCGACCAGGCTGACCGCGCCCGCCCCGTGTGTGGTGCTGGCTACCGCCTTCGCCGGTATCAACCTGGGCTCCGCGCTGGGCACGGCCGGGTGCATCCAGGCCACGATCGCCTTGAACGGCGCTACGGGCGCCCCCAACGTGCAGGGGACGAAGTGGGGCCCGATCAGCACGGTGACGGGCCAGCAGTGGGCATCGGCTATCTCGATGTGGAAGCTTGCGGCGGGCGACTTCCTGGAGCTGAAGATGTTCTGGACGGGTACCCCGGCGGGGCCGTTCAATACGGACAATGTGATCCCGCCTACCCTCAGCCTGTTGATGGTCGGGCTGCCCACCGTCGGCTGATTCATCAGACCTTTATGAAAGGATGATCTATCTGGATTAGGGGAACGGGGCATCATGACCTTGGTGAACGCGCAGAATCTGCCCTGGTATCTGATCGGAGTCCTGGTTTCGGCACTGCTCACGGTGTTCTATTCCCTGCTTAGGGGGAAGATTCTTTCCAGCCGTGTGGCCGATCTGCTGCGGGAGGGTGCCGAAAAGCGGGCCGAGATCGCCGAAACCGGAGTGGCCGCCAATACTAAGAGCGTCGAATCACTCGTGGACTCGGTGGGGAAGCTGATGGTGCTTGCGGAGAATCAGGACAAAGTCCTTAAGGCCCTGCACCAGCGTGCCGCCCGGGGGGACACTAGAGGCCGAGGTGGTACCTCGTGACGTGGCGTCGGTGGCGTAGGAAGCTGGAGCAGGCCGAGGAGGCGGTGCGCCAGGCTGAACGCCTGCGCGATGACGCCGAGGAGCAGCAGCGCCAGGTCGAGAGGATCGCCCCGCGCGTGGATGCCGTGACCGCCTCCCTGCAAAGGCTGCGCGCGGAGAACCATCTCGGCCCACTGATCGATGCAGTTTTGCGAGGTGGCGAGTGACCCCCGAACAGCTCGGCACTGTAGGCGTCTACATCTCGGCCGCCTTCTCCACCGTCGGCCTCATCGGCTTCACGACCCTGGCCCGCTTCTGGCGCTCCCGGGGCGGCTGGCATGTCTTCTGGTACATGCTGGTGCTCACGTGGGTGCTCGACCTCGCCGTGGTCCGCGTCCTGTTCGGCGACGCACCCTGGTTCGCCTGGCTGCGCGCGGGCTCGCTCACCGTGGGGATGCCGGTGGTGCTCGCGTGGCGTGCCTGGATCATTTTCGATCTTCAGCTTCTCCGCCGGTACCGACAGGCCGGGGCGTACGGTGAGGCAGACAGCCGACCGGCTGACGAGGAGGAGACGCAGACACATGCAGCCTGACGACACGATCACGCTGGCCGACTTCACCGGCCCGACCACGGACCAGGGCGGCGGCGGCTACGAGCAGTACATCGGTCCGGATGCCCCCGCCCACGACCCGTTCGGTGAATACCCGGCCGTGGTCGACACGTTCGACCTGAGCATTTTCGCCGTCCCGATGGCCGCCACGGCGACGCTTGCGCACAACCTCGACGTGCGGCGGCAGAAGATCTGGGCGTGCTGGGGTACCGGCATCGTCATCGGCTGGATCGGCGACGCCGCACACCAGGCCGAATGCTCTGACCACAACAAGGACTCGTCCGGGGTGGTGCACGCCATCGACCCGATGGTGACGGGCACTCGCGCGCAGGCCATCGTGGATGAGTGCTTGGGGCACCCGGGCGACCTTCAGTACGTGATCCACAACAGGGTGATCTGGTCGGTCACGGTCGGCTGGGCGGCCCGTACGTACCTCGGCTCCGACCCGCACACCAGCCACGTGCACATCTCCGGCAAGCATGGCAGTTCGCACAGCAACAGCGCGACCTGTACCGGCTATGACCTGTCCGCGCAGGGCGGCACGCCGGTCTTCAACCCGTGCCCGGCGCCGAAGCCGCCCGCGCCGAAGCCGCCGGTCAAGCCGGGCACCCACGCCCCCGGCACGCGCACGCTCAAGTCCGCCAACCCGGACATGGTCGGGCCGGACGTGACGTTCGTCCAGCGCTTCATCGGCTCGAAGCACTGCGGTCCGGCCGACGGTAAGTACGGCGCCAAGACGGCGGCGGGTGTCCGGTGGTACCAGGACATGCGCAGCGTCAAGGTCGACGGTGAGGTCGGCAGGGTGACCTGGGGTCAGATGGGCGTGAGGTGGCAGGGGTGAACCCGTTCAAGAAGGCGCCGATCGCCACGCTGGTCGTGTGGGCCACCACGGTCCTTGCGGTCCTGGTGGTGCTCCAGTCCAGCGGCGTGCTCACGGGCACCGTGGCGCACTGGGCGGACGTTGCCGCCGGGGTGCTCCAGGTGGTGCTGACCGCGTACGCACGGCAGCACACGACCCCGGTGGCGAACCCGAAGGATGACCTCGGCCGCAAGCTTGTGCCGGAGCACCTTGTGCCGGGCCATGGCATCACGAAGCCGCCGCCGAACTCCTTCTAGACTGAGGCCGCCCCTGGCCAGAACCTGGCCGGGGGCGGACCGCAGCGACTATCCGAAACGAGGGGCCATGGCCGGGCGTACCCCGACAAGCGTGACCAGCGTGACCCGCACCGCGCTGACGGCCTTCCCGGCGCCTTCGGTGGCCGGGGATGTGACCAACGGCAACGTCAGCCCGAACGACGGGGCGACCATGCTCGCTGTGCTCAACTCCGATGCGGGCTCCACGCACGGCCTGACCGTGACGGTGGTGTCCGGTGTGGACGGGCTGACGGCGGGGCCGCGTTCGTACACGATCCCGACGTCGGCTAGCGGCACGCAGCTTGTCGGCCCGTTCCCGATCCAGTTCTACGGATCGCAGCTCCTGTGGAATGTTGACTCCACGCAGCTCAAGGTTGCCCCGTATTCACTGCTCGGCCCGTAGGCCGCGCCGCAGCTCGGCCGCCTCTCGCGCTCGCTTGATCCGGCGGCTCCGCCGCTGTCCGATCCGGGCACCGTAGACGGCGCCGCCGTCCGGGAGTTTGATGCGGGCCCAGACGGCGTACGACTTGCCCAGCATTCTGGCCACCGGCCTACCCCCTGTCGTTTTTGATCTTGCCCTTGCGGCGCTTGGGCCGGTAGGACCGCTGGAGCGGCAGCAGTTCCAGACGCCGGGCGGTAGCGGCGTGCCGCTCCTCCGCCCGGCGCTGCGTCCGTCGGCCCCGACTGTTCACCGCGTCCGGGGCGTGTCGGCCGTCATGCTCAGTGGCACCACCCCGGCGCCGCGCGCCCAGTCCAGAAGCCGGGTCACGGTGTCGCCCGCCGTCGCACCGTCCCACTTGGGCGCGTGCTCCACCTCGGGCACTTCGGCGAAGTCGTCCCAGTGCGACAGCTTGTAGTGGTAGGTGATCGTGCCGTGGGGCGTGTCGATCCCCACGATGAAGTAGCCGCCCTCGAACATGGGGCCGTCGTTGGGGTGGTGCGCCTTGGACCGCCAGGAGATGTCGGCGCGCTCAGCGGCCAGCGTCGCCGTGAGCGCGCGACGATGGTCGTACAGCTCCTCCATCGTGTGGAAGCCGTCGGTGAGCTGCGCCGGGTGGCCCTTGACGACAGGCATCGGCCCCCGCTCGTCGTCCAGGGGCTCCTGGTGCGTCCGGTAGTCGTCGCCTGTGTGCGTGTGCCAGTCGTGCTGACCGTGCTGGTGAACGATGGGCATGCTCACGCCTGAGGCCGATCCTGGATCGGGCGTGCCCCGAACGTCGGGAGATCCCGGGTGGTCCGCACCTGGGGCACTGCGGGAGGGTCCACGACGGTGGCCGGGCGCGGCACCGGGCCGGGCATACCCTGGTCGCTGCGGATGCCCGCACGCATGAACCAGTCCTTCGCTTCGACGAGCCTGTTGAGCGCGGTGGTCAGCTCGGCCGAGTCGTTCGGGATGCGGCGCAGAAGGTCGGCGGCGACCTCGTAGGTGGGCCGGGACAGGCTCTGAAGCTTCTCGGGCAGGTGGGAGAACGCCAGCCAGGCCATCGCGGTCTGGACGCCGGGGTCGCGTCCGAAGGTGATCATGCGGGCGTGGTCGGCAGTGCCGTAGGCGGGATTCGTCATGCGGTTTCTTCCTTCTCCTCGCAGTAGCATTCGCCGGGCTCACACCGGCAGGTCGCATCCGAGCAGCACTCGGTCGAGTTGTTTTCGATCTTGTAGTTGAGATCCAGATTCAGGGCGTCGGCCCATCGATAGCCGCCCTCCTCGGTCAGATACCACCAGCCGTACCCGTTCACGGTGTGGATCTTCGCCGGGACCTCGCGCGGGTCGACCCCGGCGCGGCGTTCGATCACCCAGCCGATCTCGATACACGGGCCCGCATCGTTCAGCGTCCGATCATGGCAGGACCGGCACAACATCAGCAGGTTGCGGGGATCGTTCGACACGTCCGACGCGGCCCTGTGTACGCCCCCAGAGCCGCGTGTCATCCGGTGGTGCGGGTCGAGGGCCGTGAACGCGCGGCAGCCCTCGCAGGCCCCGTATGAGCGGGCCTGCGCGAGGGCTTTAGCCGCCTCGAACGTCATGTCAGGACGGCTCGGGTGCGCCGGGCTCGGGGCGCCGGAAGCTGATCAGCTCTTTGTATCCCTGCATGGCGGGCGGGTAGCCCATGCCGTCATCGCGGGTGACGATGGCGTGCGGGTCACGTCCGGCCTTCTTGATCAGCCTGCGGCGCTGGCGGCTGGTGATCTTCCGCCCGTAGATCTGGATGCGCCTGGTGGTGTCCATCCTGTCCATCTCCTCCTGTATGCCACCAGCGTACACCCAGGGATGTCAGCAGGGGCAGTGCTTGGTCTTGCTGTGCTGAGGGTTCGGGAAGTGGCCGGTGGCCCGCTTCTCCAGGTTCGCGCAGTGCCCCTTGACCTGCTTCGGGTTGACGTACTTGCCCAGATGGTCCAGGCAGCGGCAGAACGCGCACGGCTCGGCCCATCGAATCTTCGCCGCGCCCTCCCCGGAGGTCCAGTAAGCGTCCAGCCGCGCCTCCCCCGCCGCACCTTTCGGGGTGACGGCGAAGGAGGAGCGGATGGCGTACCCGAGGTCGCGGGCGAGCTGCGCAAGCTGCATGCGATCAGGCTACGGCCAGTACCGCCCGACCCGCCCGACCGCCGCAACGATGCCCGGAATGCAGACGACCATCACCAGCAGGGCCGCGCCGCTCAACGGGAAACTTCGCCCGAGACGATGTACTCCTCGAACGCCTTGGCGCGTCGGAGGATGTCTCCGCTAGCCGAGACCCGACCGGCTGCGGCGCCGCTCGCCACGATCGCCTGCGCGAGCGCTTCGAGCCTGAGACGTTCAGCGGGGCGCAGCTTGTCCTCGACGGCCATCAGAGTCCGGCCTTGGTGACGCCGTAGACGGCCTGGGAGTGCGTGAACCCGTCGCCCGCGCTGGCCTCCAGCTGGTGGATGAGCCCGCTGCGGGAGAACGGCTGCATCTCCAGGTAGCCCTTGGCCGCACGGGCGGCCTGCTCGTTGTAGTCGATGTGCAGCGAGTCGACGGCTGCCGTTGCGGCCTTGACCGTGTAGCCGTCCCCCGAATCCGAGGAGAGCTGGTGGATCAGGCCCTTACGGGAGAAGCCCTCCATGTTCAGGTAGCTCTGTGCGTCCCGTGCGGCGTTGCGCTGCTCCACGCTGACCGGCGGGGCGGAGGAGACCGGCGGGCGGCTCGTCGGTGCGGTAGTGGGCCGGGTGGTGGTGGGCTGAGTCGGGATGCTGGTGGGGCCGGGCGTCGGGGTGGCGCCGCCGCCGCAGGCAACCCCGGCAGCCAGGGCGAGTACTGCCGCGCCGACCACGGCCAGGGTGCGGATCTTGCTCATATCTTCTCCTCCATGATCAAAAACGACTTCGGGATGGCGGGCGGCCTGGATGTCGCCTTCCAGGCCGCCCGTGCCGGTGTGCACCCGAACCGGCGTCGGCTGAGAAACCCCCGGGTCATCCGGCCTGGATAGGTCGGGGGTCTGTGCGTGGTCCTGGCGGGAGTCGAACCCGCGCCTCGTCTTGCCGAACCCGGGTGATGCCCGGTGGGATGACGCGCTCTGCCGTTGAGCTACAGGCCCGAACCCCGGTGCGCGGAACCCGCCGGGCCGGGCCGCAGACCGGGGGGCCGCCGCAGTTGGAGCGGCCCGCCCGGACTCCGCTAGATCCGATCCTCTGGCGCCCCCTCCAGCATTGCCACGAAGCCGCCAGCGAGGCCAGCCATGCGGTCGACGCCCGGCTCTGTGGTGGTGACGGTGACGTACGGGCTGCCCTGGACGACCTCGATGAAGTCCAGCACCTCGCCGGTGCGCGGGTCCACGCCGGGCTCCCCGACGTTCCCGACCTTCTTCGCGTAGTCCGTGAGCGCCTTCAGGAAGGCGGGGTTGATCGCCTTCACGATCTCGTCGGGGTACTGCTTGAGGCACCACTTCAGGGCCGCCTCCGGGTCGGTCACCTTCGCGGTGGTCCGGCCGCCCGAGTAGCCCACTGAGGCCAGCTTGGTGCCGTCGGGCAGGTAGGCACCGACGCGCTCCACGCGCCGCACCCCCATGTCCTCGGTCACCTTCACCCGCAGCGCCTTGGCCAGCGGGTCCAGCACCTTCAGGTATGTCTCCAGTGCGGCCAGCTTCTCCGCGTCCGTCAGTCCCGGCGAGTTGCCGATCACGGCGGCCTCGGGGATGTCGTCTGTCATGCCTGCTCCTCAGCGCAATCCGGTGTGGTTGTTCCTGCAACAGGTGCAGGCGTTGTCGAACATCTGTCCGTGCTTGCCCAGCGAGCACGCCCAGCAGCCCTCGTAGGGGATGCGACTGCCGCCGGTGGCCTTGCCCAGACCTAGCGCCTTGGCAAGGCGCTTCAGCGGACCTTCCTTCTCGGACGTCACGCGCACTCCTCCATCGGTTGGTTGCAGATGCGCAGTGTGCGGGTGATCTCGGCTCGCATGTTCTCCACCGACCGGCCCTTGCCGGGCGTGGCGGGGGATGTGACCTGGGTGTGCCCGCAGGGGCAGCGCCAGATCTGGTGCTTGTTCGAGCGGACCAGGGTGAACCCGGCCCGCTCGAACGTCCGGCACAGCGCCGAGCTGGCCTTCATCACTGCGCCTGCGGGTCCGGGGTGGTGCGCTTGGCCTGCTCGGTCGCCGCGTGCACGGCCAGCTCTCGGGCCTCGTACAGCACCTGGTCCAGGGTTTCCGTGTCGGACACCTGAATCTTCAGGAGACCCCGGGCCTCGGCTATGACCTTCAGGCCCTCGATGCCGCTGACGGAGTTGTCGGGGGCCAGGGCCTCGTCTCCCAGCCGTCCGGCCAGAACATCCGTCGCGCTACGCGGCGGCAGGGCGGGGTCGGCGCCCGGGTCGGAGACCTTGCGGTTGTGCAGGCTCTTCCCGGCCATCCAGTCGTACAGCTTGACCGTCTTGTCCAGCTCCAGGGTCGCCAGCTTGTCATGCTGGGTGCGGACCTCGGTGTCGGTCCAGGAGGTCTTCGGCGGCTTCGGCGGCTCCTGCGGCCCATCAGCGTTGACGCCCCGGCGGTGCTGGTCGAACGCCTGCTCCGTCCGGGGCCGGGCGTCGTCCCAGCTCTCCCGCGCCGACGCCTGCGCCTTCTGTCCGTCGTCGTCCTCGCCGCCGGGGTAGGTGCCGGACAGGGCCAGGGTCAGGTAGCGGCGGCCGTACGTCATCGCCGATCCGATGTCCTGCGGGCCGGACCGGCGCGGGTCGGGCAGCGGCCAGAAGCCGGTCTCCCGCTCCCCGGCCTCGTGCAGCAGCGACACCTCCAGGATGAAGCCGCCGGTCGGGTCAAGGACGCTCTTCGAGGTCACGGACAGGCCGTGTTTGCCGAGTGCCGGTAGCACCGTCTCGACAACCTGGGCCAGGTCGGCGTAGCCGTAGGAGCGGTCGTAACTGCGTCCGTCCTTCGTCTCACCCTTGACCTTGGCCTTCTCGTCCTTGAGCAGCTTGGGCAGCTCGGATTGGAATGCGGCCAGCGCCTCGGCGAGGCTGATGTGCGGGGCGGTTCCGTTGTCCCAGACCTTCGGGGTTGCGGTCTCTGTCATGTGCGTACCTTCCTGGTGGACTGTCTACGCACAGCATACACGAGGGGCGCCACCCGTCAACCATCACTTCCTGTTCCTTCTGATCTTGATGACGCTGCCGTAGAGGTGTTCGACGCTGCCTACGCGGACATAGCCGCGCTTGTGCGCCCCGGCGTCGTCGTGGATGTGCACGCGAATCTTCCTACCCCGGTGGGACTGCCGCTGGACGAGGCCATCGATCAGGTAATAGACGGTGACCTTCACCTGGCGTCCTCCTCCGGGTAGTTGTGCGCGTGATTCACCGCGTAGCAGTTCTCCGGGTCGGCGCACTCGACCACCCTCGGCTGGTAGCGCGGGTTCGGCTCGGCGTCCTGCTGCCGCCGGAACGCGGCGTGCTCCCGCTCCCAAGCCACCGTGCGGGGCATCAGCGCCTCCCTGGAGCCCTCCGGCAGGTCGGCCCGTACGCGGGCCACCAGCTCGGCCACGGCCGCCGGAAGATCGCTCAAAGCCAGCCGCCCGCCGGTGGTCACCTCCGGCTCCGCTTCATCCCGAGGCGTGCCGTACTGGCCGGGCGCCCACGGGGAGACATTGCGCGCCGCCACGATGTCCCGGACTGCGCGCCGGACATGCGCGGGCATCATCCAGTCGGTCTGCTCGGCGTAGTGGTCCTTGACGGCCTCCAGGCAATCCTCAAAAGCCGCATCGGGAAGGACGGCCTGCCAGGCGATCACGTCACCGTCGCCGACGGTCCGGCGGTCAAACGCTGCCATGGCGCCCAGAAGGCGTGCAGTCTCGGAAAGGTTCACAGTCCCTGCTCCTCGTACTTGCGGGCGATGTCGAGCGCTTGCCCGACTCGCTGATCAGTCGTGCTCGGCCGGTACGGCGCACCGGACGTCGGGACCAGGCCGTTGCCGGGCCGCCGGGGAGCCCTCTCGGCCGCCGTGCGCATCCAGTTGCGCCACGTGGCAGGCCAGTCCACCTTGCGGGCCTTCACGCCGGGGCAGCCCAACCAGTAGTCCATGAACTTCTCGTGCTCGCGCTTCCCGTCGATCACTGCCGCCAACTGCTCACCGGCGAACCAGGTCCGCATCTGCTCGTCGGGCATGAAGTTCGGGGGGACTCTCGTCGCGCGTGAAGACTCCGAAGGAGTCTTAGTTTTCTTCTGGTCTTCTAGAGAGGAACGAGGGGGCGTTTTTCCGCCGTTCGGTTTACCTGCGGAAACGTCCTGTTCTCCCTGGTCAGACCGAGGGGGCGTTTTTCCGCCGTTCCCGAGGGGGCTGTTTTCGCCCTCTCGGGGGTCAGTCAGTACGTAGCTGACGCTCGATCCGCCAGTGACGATGGGGGTCCGTTCGCGGCGCAGATACCCGGCCTCTTCAAGGGCGCGGGTCATGGTCCGTACGGCCGCGCGTTCTCCGGGCCCCGCCGCGATGATCCCCTCTTCGGTGATCGGGTAGCCGTCGGCGTGGCTCTGCATCCAAGCCAGCAAGCCGCGCGCCGCCCAGGACAGCGAGTCGTCCCGCACCCAGGCGTTAGAGATGATCGTGAAGTGGTCGGTCGGCAGCGGACCGCGCCTGATGGTGATTGTCAAAAGGTGACCCTTTTCAGATAGGGCACCCTCGGGAGTTGCCGCGCCTGTATGGCGTCGGTAGACTCCGGGGTGACGACGAGTACGAGTTGAGAGCATTTCAACGCCTCGGGCCAGCCAGCCCGGGGCGTTGCTCTATTTCTACACCCCGTCAGGCTGCGGGTGACAGCTCCTCGGGGTGGTCGTACCAGACCCGCTGCGTCCGCTTGGCGAACTGCTCCCGGATCGTGGAGGCGTACCAGAGCGGTTCCTTGATCTCGGGGAAGTCCACCGGGGGCAGGTGGTCGCGCTGCTTCCACTGCTGCGGGGTGAACCGCTCGACGCGCATGTGCCGGGCGATACCGGCCAGGTCCACGATCTGCCGGGTCCGCTCCAGCTCGCGCAGGGTGTCGTCGGGTCCGGTCAGGATGGCGTTCTTCAACCTCCTGATCTCGGCTGTCAGCCGGTCGATCTCCTGGCTCGCCTCCTGCCACATCGTTTTATAACTGGGCATATCTGTTCCTCACCTCTGTGCCGGGTGTCCGTCAGTTAGCAGCATACAGTACCGATCTCCCGCCAGCCATGGTCAACACCCGGCCTGACGTGCTCTGTAGAGTCTTGGTTGACAGCGGGCGCCGGGCGTGTGCATGATGGAGCCGTTCAAGACCACCGAGGAGGAACCGAAGATGCTCGACCCGGTTGTACTTCCACTGCCCCTGGCCCTGGCCTTCATGGTCGCCCTGGCCGTCTTCCTGTACGCCGTCGACCGCTTCCTGCACACCGACGCCCCGAGTCTCTGGGCTGTGGCTCCCGCCAAGGCGCCCGGCCGTCACCGTCTCGGCCTCGTCGCCGAGCCGTACCGGTACGACTGGGCAGCCGCCACCGCCGAACGGCTCACCCGGGATTACGCCGCCCTCGTTGCCGCCCAGCCCGCCTTCATCGCACCCAGCTGGCATCAGCCGTTGACAGAATTCGAGCAGCGCATCGGCGTGCTGGAGCCGGATACCCGCGAGATGGCCGCGATCCGATGACGGAGCCGTCCGAGCGCACGGTGCGGACCGAGGCGATACGCATTCCGCGCACGCGCGAGAGCTACGGCAGTTGCGCCGCCCTGCTCGCCAGCATCCGCGACGACGGACTGCGCCGCCCGATCACCCTCTGGCGAGACGGAACCCTCATCTCCGGCAGCCGACGGCTGTTCGCGCACCTGCTGCTGGAGAGGCCCCGGATCCAGGCCGTCTTCGTGGACAACATCGAAGATGCCGCGAAGCAGTTGCTCGCCGACGGCGAGGACGACCACCTCTCCGTGCCACTGAAGTGGAGCGAGGTTTGCCGCCTGTGGGAGGTTCTGCGCCGCCTGGACGCCCCCGCCGCCGCCAAGCGCGCTGATGCGTCCCGGCGCCGGGGTGTGGAGCTGCGCAAGCAGACGCAGACCGGCAAGCGCAAGCCGGGCCGGTCGAGCAGCCGCACCGACGACTACGTGCTTGGCGTCATCTGCGAGCCGTTCGACATCTCCGCCGCCACCGCCCGGCGCATCGAAGTCGTCTACCACACCGGCTACGGCGCCACGGATGTGCCGGACGATAAGCGCGAGCTGGCCCGTGAGGTCATGCGCGGCATCGACGAGAGCGGCAACGTCTGGGCCAACTATCAGCGGCTGAGGGGTGTCCGCACCACCGTGACGCGGCCACGGCCGGTCGAGACTGCCGAAGCAGCCCCCGCCGCCCGTCAGCGGACCGCATGGCACAGGTCCCTGCCTCAGATGGAGGGGCTGGTGGCCGGGCTCGTCGAGTTGGGCCCGCCCAACGCCGAGCTGACCTGGGAGCAGGTCGGGCCGGTACACACCCGCCTCATGGCCGTACGCCGTGAGCTGGAGAAGATCATCAAGCAGATGAAAGAGAGCAACCCGTCATGAGCAACCCGAGGCCGACCGACCGCGTCACGTACGAGATGGTCGAACGCAAGGTGGGGGACCTGTGGGTCGACCCCAACGTCCAGCGCAGCCTGAAGAAGTCCCGCGTCAACGCCATGGCGGGCAACTTCCGGCCCGACGCGCTCGGCGTGCTGACCACCTCCTACCGCTCCCCGAAGCGGATCCACGTCATCGACGGGCAGCACCGCTACCGTGCCGCCGAGGCCGCCGCGCACACCGGCACCATCCAGACGATGGAGTACCACGGGCTGGCCATCCCCGAAGAGGCCGCACTGTTCCGGCTGCTCAATGCCACCGAGAAGGTCTCCCGCATCGACCAGTTCCTCATCGCCTGCGTTGAGCAGAACCCCGACGCTACGCGCCTGGCCGGGTTCCTGGCCGACCACGGCTGGACGGTCGGCAGCGGAGCCGTTGAGGCCCGGCTGTCCGCCATCGGCAGCCTGGAACGCGTCTACGCCTTGGCGCCCGAAGCAGCAGACGGAACCCTGGCCGTGCTCACCGTCGCGTTCGGCCACCGCGCCGCCGCTGTGCAGGGTTCCCTGGTGGAGGGCCTGGGCCGGATGCTCGCCAGGTACGGTCGCGATGTTGACCTGGACGACCTGGCGAAGCGGCTGGCCAGCGTCCCCGGCGGCCCGGATGGACTGGTCGGCAACGCCCGAGGTCAGCAGCTCACCCGTACCGGCAACCTGTCCAAGCAGGTCGCCCGGGTCATCACCAACCTGTACAACCAGCGCCGTCGCACCACCGCGCTGCCCGAGTGGTCGTGACCGCAGAGGGCCGCAAGCGCCACGAGCGCAATCAGGAACGCCAGAACCCGGCTCTCCCCACGGAGGGCCGGGCTCCGGCCGCCCCCCGCTACACCGAGCGCTGGATCATTCGGGATGCCCCCGTCGGGCGCCCCGGCGTGGTCTGGCTGAAACGCCCCATGCCAGACGGGCAGTGGCCTGCCGACCAGCGCCTACCCCGTGACGACTCGTTCAGCTGGTGGGTGCGCTCGCACTGCGGCCATCAGGGCGGGGTGCGGCAGTGGGCGTTCTACGAGGAGCGCTACGCCGACATGTACGAGCATGTGTTCCGTGAAAACCCGTGCCGGTGGAGCCGATGCCCCGAGTACATGATCCAAAACGATAGGAAGCTGAGCCGAGGATGACCATCCACCCCGACAGGCTGGCGAAGCTGCTCAGCGATGATGACCGGACCGGCGGCCATGCCCTGGGCGAGGATGTCCAAAAGCTGACGGACGACGAGGTGGTCAGCCTCTCGAATATCTTGGAGCACTGGGGGTGGGTGGTCTCCCGCGAGTTGACACGTCGCGCGGGGCTGCGACGTGGCTAACTGGGCATGGCCGCACACTCCGGCCAGCAACTACGCCCGCCTGCGGCTGTACGGTGGCCCGTTCGACGGCGAGGAGGTGGCCTTCCTGCCGCCGAACCTGGCCGCCCCCGCGCAGATCGTGTGGTCCGGCTGGTCCCCGCAGGGCTTCACCGCCTGGCTGTACGAGTGGCACGGTCAGGTGACCATGGACCGGGGGCGCACCGACGCCCTGGTCTACCTGGCCACCGGCCGCCGCCTCGGTCCCGAGGAGATCCCGCCGCTGATCGCCGAAGACACCGAGACGTGGGCCGACGGCGCCGATCTGCTGCTGCGTCTGACGTCGCTCATCAAGCACGGCGCCCTGCTCTGGCCCGGCCTGTGAAGGTCTGGGCCCGACGAGGGTTTCCCCGACCTTTACGTACGTCCGCTGGAAGTTCACTGAATGGAGACATGGCATGGGCAACCCCGACAATAAGAGGCGGTCCGACGGCGGCCTCTTCGGCGGCAAGGCCGCGCAGTCCGGAGCCAAGGCGTACAAAGCGACCGGCAAGGTGCCGTCCCGGCAGATGCGGATCGGCACGGGCGCCGAGAATCTTGCGGCCCGCCGCATCTGGCGGATGCTGTTCGGCGACGACGACAAGTAGGAAGAGGTCTCCGGGCGTCCCGTAGGCTGGCCCTCGTAGGAGGAGACCATGACCCGCCGCCCGGACCGCAAGACCAGCAACGACCACACCCGCGCCCCCGACGTGCTCGACGCCCTGTCCCGCCGAGAGATCGAGCTGGACCCGACAATCGACGCCTGGGCGCGGCAGCCGGGCGAACTGCCCCGCAACTACGGCCTGTTCCTGATGTACCGGGACATGGGCCGGATCCGTACCGTTGCGCAGCTCGCCGCCCTGTCCCCGCTCTCGTTCTCGGCTACGGCCCGCATCGCCCGCTTCAACAAGTGGACGGCGCGGGCCGGGCTGTATGACGCCGAACAGGATCGCATCGCCGGAATCCGCCTCCAGGACGCCCGCGAAGAAATGGCCCGCAAGCACCAGGCCGCCGCCCGCAAGCTGATGGACAAGGCCCTAGAGCGGCTGAAGACCCTCGACGTCGACTCCATCAGCCCGCACGCCCTGGTGTTGATGCTCGACACCGCCGCCCGCATCGAGCGCGCCGCACTGGGCCTGGAAGTGCTGAACAAGGGCGCCAGCTCGCAGACCTCCGTCACCGTGGCCGCCACCACGAAGACCGACGCCGCCGGGAAGCCGGAGATGCGCGTGGAGGTCGGTGTGCAGCACGACAACATCATGAAGACCCTGGACGCGATGGTGCAGCGCATGAGCCCGGAGCAGATCACTGCCGGGTACCAGGAGCTGACCGCGAGCGCCGAGGAGGCGACTCGCGAACTGGACGCCGCTCTTCCTGCACCTCCTCCGCAGTGAGGGCGAGCGCGGCCGGAGGTCGCCCCGCCGGGCAAACGGGCGACCTCCGGGCACCGCGCATGTACGACCCGTGCCTTCAGCCCGCAGGTCACGCACCATCCCCGCGTAGTTTTCGATCATGAGTCTGTCCGCCGCCCAGAAGCTGGCCCTGCTGCCGCCCGCGCTGCGCCGTCAATGGCTCCAGGCCCAGAACCGCGAGACGCTGGAGGAGATCCAGAAGGGCGCTTGGTGGTGGGTCGGGCGGCCCGAGCAGTTCAAGCCGCCCGGGGACTGGCTGGTCTGGCTGATCCGCTCCGGTCGCGGCTGGGGCAAAACGCGCACCGGCGCCGAAGACCTCCTCGACCGGGTGTTCCGCCATCCCGTGGATGCCTTCGGCCAGCGCACCGAGTGGCTGGTGATCGCCGAGACGCTGAACGACTGCCGCACCGCCTGCCTTGAGGGCAACTCCGGCATCCTGTCGATCCTGCACCGCATGGGCCTCGTGAAGGGCAAGGACTTCCGGTACTGGAAGTCGCCCAAGCTCATGATCGAATTCACGTCCGGTCAGGTCATCTACTTCGAGGGCGCCGACAACGCCGACGTCGGCCGAGGCTTCAACCTGGCCGGGCTGTGGGCCGACGAGCTGGCCAAGTGGCGCTACACGTACAGCGCCTGGTACGAGGGCATCCTGCCGTCGCTGCGCGCCCCGCTCATCGACGACCACCCCCGCGCCGTGGTCACCACCACCCCGAAGCCGATCAAGCTGCTGATCGAGTGGCAGCACGAGACGGACGGCACGGTCGTCATCACCACCGGCTCGATCTTCGACAACATCATGAACCTGTCGCGGAAGGTCGTCGACCAGCTCAAGAAGATCTACGAGGGCACCCGCGCCGGGTTGCAGGAGTTGTACGGGCACCTCCTCGAAGAGATCGAGGGTGCACTGTGGAACCGCACCATGATCGAAAACAACCGCATCAAGGCTGCCGACCTGCCCGAACTGAAGATGCGCGTCATCTCCATGGACCCCGGCGCCACTGGCGCGGGCGACGAGACCGGCCTGATCGCAGCCGGGCGCGGCTACAACGGCGACGACTACGTCCTAGCCGACTGGACGATGAAGATTGTCGGGCACGCCGCCGCCCGCCGCGCCTGGGAGATGTTCCTGCGCTACGACGCCACCTGGCTGATCATCGAAACGAACATGGGCAAGAAGTGGCTCATGCAGGTCGTCACCGACGCCTACGCGGAGATGCAGAAGGAGCACGAGCCGGGCTGCCCCGGCCCGGACAAGGACGACCCGGACGAGGGGTGCCAAGGCTGCCTGTTCCCCCCTGGTCCGCCGCCGGTCAAGGAAGTCACCTCCCTAGCCGGGAAGAAGCTGCGCGCCGAACCGGTCGCCTCCCGCTACGAGCAGAACCGCTGGCACCACGTCGGCACCTTCGTCGAGCTGGAGGACCAATGCTGTACGTGGGTCCCCGAGGATGCGAAGAGCCCCGACCGCATCGACGCCCTCGTGCAGGCCGGACTGTTCCTGATGGGCAAAGAGAAGGGGCTGGTCCGCATCGCCGCCCCGTCCGTCAACGACTGGATGCCCTCCAGCTCGGCGTACGGATAGGCTGTTCGAGGAAAGTGGGTCCGGTTCGGCCTCTGGCCTGACGGATCGGCACCGGGATGAAGCGCGGCAGTGCCGCGACACTCAAGACGCCCCGACTACCCCGCTCCGGGGCTCGGGGCGTTCCTGGCCCAGCAGATGCAGCAGGACGTACCGTCCGGGATGACGTGCCCCTCGCGCCGCAGCTGCTCGATGCACCGCCGTGACGGGCACGGGCATTCGTGCGGGTCCGCCTTCCCCGCATCCAGCACGAGCAGGCCGTGATAGCCGAGCGCGTTTAGCGCCTCGCCGATCTCCCGCTCCGCCACGTCCCCGTCAGTCGCCATGATCACGTAGAACCGCTGAGTCTCCACGCCCGTTACAGACGTCGCACCAGGCTGAACTGTCCGGGCATGAAGAGAGGCCCCCTATCCCCACGGGGGGTGGGATTGGGGGCCTCTCTGCGCCGATGCTACCGGCGCGGTCGCCGTGCGCGCCGCAGCCGCGCCAGGCGCTTCGCCCGCAAGTCCTTCAGCTCGTCGATCAGCTCGGACATGGCGCGGCTGTCCAGCGCGTCGAAGGTGGCGATGGTGGCGGTGCGCTCCGCGTAGGGCAGCTCGGTGCGGCACAGGTCCATGGCGAAGCGGGCCTGCTCCCGGCTCGGCGCCCGGCGCCACGGGTTGACCGTGGGCAGCTCGAATGCGTCCTTCTCCAGCTCCTGCGCGCTCATCACGTCCGCCACCTCCGTCGGGCTTGTCCTCCTTCACGTTCCAGGGTGACTGAAGATCGACCGATGTTCAAGCAGGAATCTGGGCTAATCGTCTATCCGGGGTTGACACTCGCCATGGCCGCAACTAAGCTGAGAGACGACAGACCGACCAGGGAGGATGTTCCACATGGACGCAGGAATCGCCGACACGCTCAACCGCCACGTCGTGCAGCTCATCACGCGGCGCCTCGACCAGATCGATAGCGGCATGGACATTGAGCCCGATAGGCGCTGGCAGTTCTGCCACATGGCGGGATCGTTCATGGGCGAGAACGACAGCGTCTCCGATGGGGATCGGGCCTGGCTGTTCGGCATGCTGGCCGCCCGCACGCCCGGCGTCGACTTCGACGGTCACCCAGCCGACTGCGACTGGGAGAACCTGTTCAGCCACTTCCGGGCCGAGATCCTGGCTCGCCGTGACCCGAAAACCCCTTCCGTACGCGTGGCAGAGTCCCCCGTGCGGGATGGTGTAGGGTCTCAGTAGACGGAGGGGATCGGGACTGGCTCACGCCTCCCCGGTCTGTCAACCCGAGCGGTCGGCCCCCCGTCCCGCTCGGGAGGTAGGGCCACCCGGTCCCCTCCACCCCGGCACACATCCTGGAGGAACACCCTCATGCCCGAATTGACCCTGTACCGCGTCGATGCCCGTGGCCGCGTCAACCTGGACGGCATCGTGGACAAGGGCATCGAGTTCTACACCGCCGAGAAGGACGACGACGGCAGCATCCACCTCGACCCGGTGAAGGTCGCCACCACCGCCGTCAAGCGCACCAGCGTCGACTTCACGGTCGAGACGGAGCAGCACCCCACCTACTGACCGGCCCCCCGCCCGCCCGCAACGGAGGAGACCCGATGACCAACAAGACCCGGCACCTCGGCAACGAATCCGGCAAGTCCAGCAACCGCTGGTTCGGTCGCGGCACAGGTCACCCCCGTGGCCACGGCGCCTCGGCTGGTGACGGCCGCACCTCCGACAAGTCCCTGCTCGGCAAGATCGTCGTGGTCTTCAAGGGCGGCGACAAGCCCAAGAAGTAACCAGGCCGCGCGGCATCTGATAGGAGCTCGGATGCCGCGCCCCGGGGAGATAGCTCAACGGTAGAGCCACGCTTCGGCACAGAGACGCAGGTTCGACTCCTGCTCTTCCCACGGAAGACGCACCGGGGCACCGGGTGCGACACCCCAAGACGACCACAGGTGCAAGTGCTGGACGATGCCCCCACGCCTCGGGGGATGAGGCCACGACCAGCACGACGGCCGACAGATGACCCGAACATATGCGGGCGGCCGGGACCGGGCAGGGTGTTTTGAAGATGTGCGGCCCGCACGCCTGCTGGCTTCGATGCCACCGGTCCACGCGAAGGAACGCTGGAGGACGGCACTACCTGGAAGGCCATTGGCCCAATGCGGGAAACTGCCGACACTCACCCTGGCGTCAACCCGAGTGGTCGCCTTGAGTAAGCGGCCGACGTTGTAGCTCAGCAGATAGAGCACCTGCCTCACGGCAGGAGGTCGGCGGTGCGAATCCGTCCAACGTCACGGCCCCCGGGAGATAGCCAACCTGGGGTGGTAAAAGGAAAGGCCAGGCGCCGCCTAGTGGGTCGACACGCGAAGCGGAAGAAAGCCTAGTACCGCCGCGTAGCTCAGATGGCCAGAGCTGGGGCCCAAAGCCCTGAGTCGGAGGTTCGAGTCCTCCCGTGGCACGACCGAAAGTGCTTCGTGGCTTGCACGCAGGTCGTACACAGTCCACCCTCCCGGGTGAGCAGCTGTGACGCGCAGGAAGCCGCCGAGGACGGCCTGACACGGCCGTGACGCCCGCAGAGCGGGAGGCCCCGCAGGGGGTAGTGGCGCACAGGTTGCGCCTGGTAACAGGAAAGGCCAGCAAGGACCCACCGCCCGGACACGGGAGAATCGGTGAGCCGGGGACATGCCCTGGAGACCCGGGCTGGCTCAGTACCGCCGTGAAGCTCTGGAGGTGGAGCGCCCCCTAACCCGGGGAAGACGGGGTTCAACTCCCCGCACGGCACGGAGGCAGCCATGCCTAGCTGTTCACTCACGACGGTGTCTGACCCAAGCGAGAAATGGCACCACCTCGCCCGTCATGGCGACGGCCCGGCGGGCGAGGTGGGCACGACAACTGAACAAGGTGACGTAGCTCAGAGGAAGAGCACCCCCGGCCGGACCGCGCCGTGCGCACGGCTAACGGCGACCCCCGGCCTGATTCAGCCGGTGCGAAGGGGGAGGAGCGGCCCCAAGGCCCCCCTGAAAACTCGGAAGATCATCCGGGCCGACAGGGACCAGGCCGGAAGGACCCCGGTGGTTCGAGCCCACCCGTCACCACGGATGCGGAGGAGAGCAAAGCGGGCCCGCCCCGACCTCAGCCCTCCGCTGTCGCCCAGACGAAGGCTCTTACCGGACGCTGGGCGGCGGGTCGCCGGGATGCACCGAGGGAATCCCCCGTGGCCACGGCGTGGATTCGCGTCCCGGCGACCTACCACGTAACCCCCCAAACGAGGAGGAGAACGGCATGAACGACGTCGACAAGATCTGGGCCGCACTCGGCAAGGCCATTCGCAACAACGCCAGCACCAAGCAGGTCAACAGCATCGCCGCCCGGCTCAACCGCGTACGGGGTCCGAAGGGGGCATAGCGGTGGGATTCTTCAAGAGCGTCCGCAACGTCATCACCGGGGAGAAGGCGAGCAGGGCGACCACCCCGCCCATGCAGGCGCAGAAACCGAAGTACGGCGACAAGAAGATGGTCAAGGCGAAGAACCCGAAGAAGAGCAAGTGAAAGGGTGCGGGGTATGGACGACTTAGCCCTACGCATCGCCGCGACGAAGGTCCGGGCCATCCGCCCCGGACTCGACGACTCTCAGGCTCTTGCTGCGATTCGGGCGCTTCTCACCATGGGGTGGCGCCCGCCCGCCCTGCCGCAGCCGTTGGTGGAGCCCCACAGGCCAATGCGCGGCAGCGATATCGACGTCTGGATCAAGCGGTGGCGTGATTCGTTCCGCGAGTCCGACGGCAGCCGTACGGGCGTCTGGTATGCCCTCGACGATCTGCTCGACAACTACCGGGAGCACGCCGACACGGGCACCCCGCTGGTCGACGAGGTCCAGGGGCCGCAGGCCAGCACATAACAGCGTGGCGTTTTCGATCATGAAGGTCGGGCCGGAGTTGGGTATCACGGGGTTCGACTCCCCGCCGGTCCACGATCCCCGGCGCCCTGGCTTACGCCCCGGGGATGTTGTTGACCCTGTCGTGCGCTGGGCGCAGAACGCGGTCCATCGTGGCTCACGGGCGTTGTGGTGGTGTCCGAATGCGTACCTCCACGGCAGGGTTCCAGGCGAGATAGCTCAGCGGCCTAGAGCACGGACCCCGGATAGTGCGGCTATCGGGGTCTGGGACGCAGGTTCAAATCCTGCCCTCGCCACCGTCCGTTCCGGCTGGACGGCCCCCCGGCGCACCGTGTAAGCTGAGGGCCGACAGATACCACGTTGGAGGAGATCACATGCAGTACGCAGACCCGGCCCTTGTCTGGACCGAGTGGGAGGCCAACAACGCGGACCGGGACGAGGCGACCAAGCTGCTGGCCCTGCGCGAGTACATCGCCGCAACGGCCCGGGACTGGCGCAACGCGGGGGAGATCACCGCCGAGTGGGCGAACAAGAAACTCACCGTGCTGGGCATCACCAACCTGATCGGCTTCACCAGCACGTACGTCGTGGAGGCCACCGTCTCCGGCACGGTGTCGGTCGGGATCCAGGCCGCAACCCGCGCCGAGGCCCTGACCCTGTTCGAGGACCGCGTGAGCACTGGCGTGCAGACGATGGTGTCCGTGCAGGCCACCTTGAACGACCCGAAGTTCACGGCCGGACCGGAAGACCCCGACCCGAACGTGATCGACCTGGACGCCCCGGCCACCATGCAGGCCACCCTGGACATGCTCCGCGAGATCATCCTGCTCGGGCACATCGCCGGACCCAAGTACTGCGAGCAGGGCGCCAACCGGGTGCTCGCCTCGTACGGGCTCGCCCCCATCCCGCCGCTCAAGAGGTTCGTGATCACGCGCCCCGTGGCGGCCGACATGCGCACGACCGTGGAGGCGTTCGACGAGATGTCGGCGCAGCGCGTGGCGGGCTGGCGTTGGGACAACGGCCGCACCGGGTACGAGCTCGCCAACGCCGATCCCATCGACGAGGCCACGGTCACTGCCGCCGACAATGTGGCCGTGGCCAACTAGACGGGGTGATCCCCTCAGATCCGGCGGTTCGCCGGAAGCTACAGCCCTCTTGCCCTGATGGGCAGGGGGGCTGTAGGCTGTGCGTAGACAGCAACCGAGGAGGACGCCATGAACCCCATCACCGCCGCCGCGCAAGCCCTGAAAGTCCGCCGCCTCACCCGCAAGTATCAGGATCTGAACAGGCTGAACGCCTCCGAGCAGAGCAAGACCGCGAAGGCAGCCGTCACCCGCCGCCTCGACAACTTCAGCAAGTGAGGGAGGCCCTGATGCCGACCATCACCGTCATCCGCCGAGGCCGCACCTGGTACGGGCGGCCCACTTACTCCGTCATCGTTGAGGACCCGACCGGCCGGATCGGCTGGCACGGCTTCAGCCGTAGAGACGCCGTCGGAATGGCCCGCACATTCGGCCCCATAATGAGCGGCCGTCCGGTCGGCGAAATTGCCCTCATGCTGGCTCAGATCATGGCCGCCGACACCAGCATCCCCGACAGCGAATGGACCGTGAAGTTCTGATGTTCGGATTCGGCAAGATTGCCCGACGCCTGCGCAACTGGCGCCGCCCGGCCCTGCGGATAGAGCTGGTGCAGGGCGACATCACCACCGAGAAGGTCGACGTCATCGTCAACGCCGCTAAGTCCAGCCTGCTCGGCGGCGGCGGAGTGGACGGGGCGATCCACCACGCGGGCGGCCCGGCCATCCTGCGGGAATGCAAGGAGCTGCGCCGCGACCTGCCCAACGGCCTCCCCGCCGGGTACGCCGTGATCACCACCGCAGGCGCCCTCCCCGCACGATGGGTGGTCCACACCGTCGGCCCCATGTTCAACCCGCGCGAGGACCGCTCGGCTGTGCTACGTAGCTGCTACGTCAGGTCGCTGTCCGCCGCCGACGTCGTAGGTGCGCGCACGGTCGCCTTCCCGCTCATCTCGGCCGGTGTCTACGGCTGGCCCAAGGGTGACGCGGTCAAGCAGGCCCTGACGGCGCTGCGCTCCGCGAGCACGGACGTGGAGGTCGTCCGCCTGGTCATCTTCGACCAGGAGACGTACGCGGCAGCAATCGAAGAGTTGCTGGGCTGACCCACCGCTTACCGGCGAAGCCGGGCTGACCACCTACGATGGTGGCCATGCCCGGCTTCTCTGTTTTATACGCGGTCTACCTGTTCGCGTTCGCCCGCCTCACCGTGCTCATCACGATGGACATGATCACGGCCCGCCCCCGCGACGCCACCGTGACCGCGCTCAAGGAACGCGGTCACGACATGCTCGCCTACCTGCTCTTGTGTCCCTGGTGCGTGTCCATCTGGCTGGCCGTCCCCGCCGCCCCCATCATCTACGCTTACGGCGATTCGCCGTGGCTGTTCGTGCCCGCCCTCGGGCTGGCCCTGTCTGGCGCTGCCGGTGCGCTGGCTCGCGTGAAGGGGTGACTGAGTGGGGCTGTTGACCAAGAAGCCGAAGCTGGTCCCCGCCGGGGGGCTGGACGGCCCCGGCACGCGGCCTTCAGCCCTCACCGCCGCCGCCGTACCCATCAACCTCGGCGATGCCGCGAGCTGGCAGATGTTCAAGCTGGGCGACCACCGCTGGCAGTGGGAGGCGTGGCGCCACTACGACATCTGCGGGGAGATGCGCTTCGTCGTCAACTGGATCGGTAACGCCATCTCCCGCTGCCGCATGTACGCGGCCGACATCGCCGACGACGGCACTGTGGGCGACGAGACCGCCGACGCCCAGGCGAAGATGATCGCCGAGACCATGTTCGGCACTCCCGCCGCGAAAGCCCAGGCCCAGCGCCTGATGGGCATCAACATGATGACCGCCGGGGATGTCTTCATCGTCGCCGAGGGGTATCGGAACACCGGTCAGGACGGCACCCCGGACCAGGACAAGTGGTATGTCTGCTCGTCGTCGGAGGTGTTCCGGCGCGGCGACGACATCATGGTCCGCCGGTCCATCACCCACGGCGGGGGCAATTACAAGCTGGACCCGCAGAAGGATCTGCTGATCCGGGTGTGGAACCCGCACCCCCGCCGCCACGACGCGGCCGACTCCACCGTGCGGGCCATCCTGCCGGTGCTGCGCGAGCTGGAGCAGTGCACAAAGCGGGTGTTCGCCGAGCTGGATTCCCGCCTTGCCGGTGCCGGGATCCTGCTGCTGCCCGACAACATCGACTTTCCGCGCCCGCCACAGGAGACGCCGGGGGTGCCGCAGCGCACGGGCGTGGAGGGCTTCGCGGAGCTGTTGCAGCGGACCATGGCCACGTCGATGCAGCAGCGAGACAACGCCGCCGCCGTGGTGCCGATCATCCTCCAGGTAGCCACTGAGGCCCTGGACAAGATCAAACACTTGACGTTCGATTCGACCATCTCGGAGCACATCTCCCAGATGCGTAAGGACGCCGTCGAGCGCATGGCGATGTCGCTGGACATCCCGCCCGAGGTGCTGACCGGCATGGGCGGCAGCAATCACTGGTCGTCGTGGCAGATCGAAGAGTCCTCGATCAAGATCCACATCGAGCCGCTACTCATCCAGCTCGCCGACGCCCTCAACCTCGGCTACTTCCAGCCCGCCCTCAAAGCCGCAGGCGTCCAGAACCCGGAGAAGAAGACCCTCTGGTTCGACATCGCCGCCCTCACCGTCCGCCCCAACCGCTCCGACCAGGCACTCCAGTTCGCCGAGAAGGAGCTGATCAGCGCGAAGGCAGCCCGCGACAACGCCGCCTTCACCGACGACGACGCCCCCGACGACAAGGAGCTGCGGTACAGCCTGGTCAAGGCCCTCGTACTGGCCCAGCCCGCCTACGCGGGCGACCCCGAGGTACAGAAGATCCTCGGGCTGCCGCACATCTCCATGCCCGCCCCGCCCACGCCGCCGCAGCTCCCTGGCCAGGGTGACCTGATGCCCGGCGACCCCGGATACGACTCGGCTGGTACGGAACCGGCCGACGCCGGGCAGCGCGGCCTGCCGCAGTTCCCGTCCGTCGCCGACGCCGAGCAGGGCAACGTCGGGGCACCGAAGAAGCAGAAGCTGGGGCAGCTCGCCGCGTCCATCGGCACCCTGGACGGCTCCGCCCTGTTCTACGCCGCCGACAGCGCCGTGCGCCGCGCCCTGGAGCTGGCCGGTGGCCGCCTCGTCGCCGGTCCGGCCCGTGCCCGGTATGCGGTACCGAAGCATGAGCTGCATACCCAGGTCATCCCAGACCGCTCCCGCGTGCCCGCCCTGCTGGCCGGTGCGTGGTCGCACGTCCGCGAGCAGGCCCCCGCACTGGGTGTGGACGCCGACGCCTTAGAGGAGCTGCTGGGCGGCTACTGCACAGAGCTGATGACCCGGGGCGTCGCGCACGACCCGGAGCTGCTGAAGTCCACCCTGCACGTCACCCGAGGGGACCTCGCGCCATGATCAGAAACGAGGAGATGTAGATGCCCACGCTGCGCGAAGCCGCCTTCAGCTTCAACCCGGGCCAGGCCCGTGACCCGTTCGGGAAGTGGCTGCATGTAGGCGCCGAGGTGGCGCACGCTCCGGACGGGTCGCCCTCCGCCCGCCCGGCAGTCGGCAAGGTCACGGCGATCCACCATGAGGGCGGCAAGGTGTCGGCGACTGTCGAGTGGCGTGACCGGGGGCATGGGAAAACGAAGTCGAAGGTCGGCGCGCATGACCTGGTGCCGAAGTCGGAAGTCGACAAGAAGCTGTGATGGGACGATGACCAGGGTGCCGTACGTGCCCGGCTATCCTGCACGCAGCGTGACCGGAAACGGGCAAAAGGATGTTACTCGCCAGTACAGGTGCCCGGATCCCCGGGCTGGCACCCATCGCCGGTCACGGCGCGTAACAAAAGCCCGCCTGGACACCCACGGAATCCCCGCCGTCATCACCGCCCTGGCCCTCACCCTCGCCGCCGATGGCGGATTGCTGATGCTCATCGCGTGGTGGTCGAGGTGACGCCCGAGCAGATGCGCAAGGTGACCGGCTTCGCAACCGCCCTCGGTGCGCTGAAGGCCAAGGAAGAGCTGGGCCAAGGATGCACGCTGACCCCGGACGAGGTCGCCGGACTGATCTGGGGCATCAAGAATCTGCGAGGAGGTGTCGAGCGTGACTCAGCCGACAACCCTGCCTAGCGCGACCGCGCAGAAGCAGGCCGCCGCCGAGGTGTTCGCCCAGTACGAGCCGTCCCTGTATGAGGCTTACCTGGAGATGATGCTGGAGTGGATGGCCGCCGTGAAGACGGCCATGTTCGCCGGAGGTGTAGCCCGGCTCGGCCTGGTGCCCGATCCGCTGACGGTCTTCTCGCAGACTCCGAAGTGGACGGCACTGACCGCGCAGTACACCGCGCAGGTGGCCCGCGAGGTGCTGGCCGCCCCGTACCGGGACCTGTTTGCCGACGGCACGGTATTCGAGTCCCGGCCGTTCGTGCGGAACTGGATTGCTCAGCGGGAGAACCGGCTGTCAGCCGTCCCGACCGAGGTGTACGGCCTCGTCTCGCAGATCATTGACTCAGCAACAGTCAACGGCGCAACTATCCCCGACGTGACTGCCCAAGTCGAACAGATGTTCGGCGACACCAGCATCCCCACCTGGAAGAACCGCGCCCGCACCGTCGCCCGCACCGAAGTCGTCGGCGCCTACAACGGTGGGCTACATGACGCCTTCGCCATGATCGTCGAGAACGATCCCGGCACCGAGTGGGTGAAACGCTGGCTCGCCACCGAAGACTCCCGCACCCGGCCGGACCATGTCGAAGCCGACGGCCAGACCGTCCCGTTCGCGCAGCCCTTCGTCGTCGGCGGCTTCCAGATGATGCACCCGCACGACCCGGACGGGCCGCCGCACGAGGTGATCAACTGCCGGTGCGTCGAGCTGCTGGAGATCAAAAACGAGCCCACCAAGATGGGCAACCGCCAGTACAAAGACCGGGGGATCCTGGCTCTGCGCGCCGCCGGGATGAGCCTCATGCAGTCCGCCTGCACCGACGGCCAGTTCTGCATGCAGACCCACAAGCCGGGCCTGTGCAAAGGCCAGAAGCGCGGCGACACTGAACCTGGCCAGCAGGACGCCACCAAGGCCAACCCCGTCCAGGTGGCGCAGACCGCCGTCAACGGCCTGTCCCAGGCCATCGCCCAAGCCCAGGCCGTCGCCGCGCAGAACGCCACCAACCCGAAGCTTGCCGCCATGGCCCGCCGCGCCATCGCCGGGTACAAGAAGGCCCTCGCCCCACACCAGCAAACCCTGAAGCAGGCCGCCGGGACCAACGCCAAAGCCAAGGCAACCGGCGTTCAGGACGTCAAGCAGCAGGACGTGCTGGACCGCCGCGCCGAGCGGCACGCCAAGGCGGAGCAGCGGAAGAAGGACTCCCTCGGCAAGCGCGCCGACGCCATCCTTGCCCGCCGCCGCGAACAGGCCAAAGTGGCGAAGATGTCGAAGAAGGACGCCGCCGCCTACCGCAAGCAGAGGGCGGCCAAGGCTGCCGCGCAGCGCACCGCCCAGCAGAACAAGACCCTGAAGCAGGCGGGCAGGGCATGAAGCTCGCCGACATGACCAACACCGACGGCTCCGGCTGGGCGCCCAGCACCACCCCGCAGACGCAGCGGAAGCGGCTGACGCTGCGGGAGGTCGTCAAGGCCCGGCGCAAGGCGGTCAGCAAGGCGGCTACCGGCGTACCCGAGACGCCCTGGAATCGGGGCACGTAAGCGGATGGACGGCGACCACGAGTGCGCGGAAGAGACCCACTCGTGGTGGCATTTCACCCCCGAGCAGCTTGATCCGTACTGGATCAGGTGCACGCTCCTCGGCCAGCACGACGTGCACGAGGATGAGAACACCGGGCTCACGTGGCCCGCCGAGCCGCGCAATCAAGATCAAAAACAACCCGTATGATCGAGGCATGACGACGCTCGGGAGCCTGGTTAAGCCCGTCCCCGACCTGGCCAGCGCCATCGCCTCGGTTGCCCTGCTGGCCAGCGCCCATGCCCCGAGCCTTGGCGACCTGTCGCACATCGTTGCCAGCGTCCAGGCGTGGATCGCCCAGGACGAAGACGCCCACGAGCCGTGCTCCCTGACCGCCTGCCGTCACCCGCTGCACCCCGGCCCCTGCAAGGGCTGGAAAGGCACCCTGCACGCCGTCTCCCCCGGTACGTACAAGCAGATCGAAGAGGCCCGGGTCGAGAAGGCCAACGCCCGGCGCGTGAAGCGCATCGCCGACTTGCGCTCCCAGGGCAAACCCATCCCCCGCCGCCTGCTGACGGAGATCAAGGCGAAGCCC